ATAAAACAATACCTATCATATCCTTCCCATTTATTTTTTTTCTTATATGCAAAAAATTGGTCCGGGTCTAAAAAAAACATATTGTCTTTAAAAAAGCTCTTACCACTTTGTCTACGTCCTCTCATATCATTATAGAACTTAAATACATTGTGATGTACTAATAATATATCTCCTTTAGAGATAGGTCCTGAATAATTTATAGGGGTTTCTAAAACTTTAGCTTGTCTATTTGAAGCGGAAACTTCTTCTTCGGATGTATTAACTATTAAATCTATACCGCCTATCTTTTTAGTATTGTTATATCTTGAAAGATTTAATGGCTCTACAATGAATTGATAAAGTGATTTCATTAAAAGTTTATATTAAATTCTACAGAAACAGGAATGGTTGAGGTAAACTCTTTCCAACACACAACAAGACCCTCTTGGTCTTCTATCCATATTTTATATGAATCGCTTTCTTCGTAGTATTTAATAAGATGAATAGAGTAAGAACCATTAAGAACGGATTGACCTACTATATAGTGCATGGCACCTGATTTATAATCAGGACCAATAGAAATTTTTCTTATGTCCATTTAATTTTAAATTAAATTTTAATTCTGTAACCAAGAATCAGAGGTAGGGTCATAATATTCTCCTTCAGAATTTATGGCATATCCCCAACAGTAATAAGTTTCTCCCGGGTCTAATCCTGTTAATCCTAATTCTGTAATTGCTCCTACCGCAAATGGTGCGTTAGGAATTGCTATCTTTTCATTAGAAGGGTCGTTATATACATCTACTTTTCCATAATAGAACCCACACTCCGTAATAGTATTATTACCGTCACTCTGTGCAAAAAATCTTAATGTAACATCTCCCGCAACATTATTAGCTACACTAAAGGTGCTAAGTATTGGTGTGGTATTAGCTAAAGTTCCTGCCTGAATAGTTTGTCCTACGTATTCTACCCCATCACTTGTAGTGTAAAAAGTTGCGTAATATAGTGAGTTCGGAGTGGAACCAACTGTCGCTGAAACATTCATGATTAATGTCCCTATAGGAGGGGTTGTGGTTACTTGTGTTTTTGTGTTGTTAAGGTAATTAGAGGATTGACCATAATAAAAACCTGTTGCCCCCATAGTTCCTTCTCCTGAAGAATATATTTGACCTCTTAACCTTTGTTGTGTTTGCTCAACTTGGTCCGGTTCTAATGTCTTTAATGTAGGTGGAGATAATCTACAAATTTTTACTACTCCATTGGTATGATATAAACCTCCTGCAAGTACACCACCGCTAACAGCCGCAGCATCATCTACAAAATTCATAGTCAATAATGGCGGAAGATAAAACTGTGCTCTCAGATTGCTTCCGATACCATTGTCTTCAGTAATCATAAAAGCATTGGTACGAGAATTTCCTACAATTTGCGTGGTTGCAATTGCTATTTTTACATCACCCCTGTTTACTCCTTTTTGAGGATATTCATTAGGTTCATTTCTATAACCAAAAGCCATAGATTCGTTTTCACCTTCTAAATCTCCTCCAATCATAAATGAATTACGAACGCTGCCAAAATTAGTATCATCATCAACTCGCTTAGTTAGATTGTTTCCAAAACCTAAACAATAATTATCTAAATCTAATTCAAGCATTTGGTTTCGTGAACCAATGCAATATGTACCTGCTGCTGATGAAGATGTTACTGTGCCTGACATTTCTTCAGACCGTATGATGTTTTGGTTTCCTAAAACAAAGGCTCCATCAAAATTCATTGTTCTTGTTACAAAAGGAACCTGAGTAACAGAAGATGAACCAACACTATTACCTTCTCCAAATACAAAACCTTCATTTACATTCCCACCTACATAATTGCTTCTACCTCCTATAATTGAATATAGCGAATTAAGTAGTGTGGTATTGTTTCTACCCATCATTAAGGTATGTTGAGTGTCTATGAAGCCATATCCTGCGAAAGCACCTGTAGCTATTCCTGTTGAATTACCTGATGTAGAAATTATGTTGTTTGTTGCACGTCCAAATCCATCACCTGCTCCAATTCTAAATGTTTGGTTGTTGGTTGCTCCAATTGTAAAAATATTACTTTCAAGGTTTCCACGGTCAACAGGAGTTCCATTAAATCCTCCTATGGTTTCCAACACATCGCTAAGAGCGGTTTCGTTCTCATCTATAATATATATGTTTCCCTTGGAAATCGTATCATATTTAATACTAACACCTTCAATGTCTCCGTTCCCTGCTGCCCAAGTTGGAGCGGGGGTTCCACCATCTGCAATAAGTTTTGCATCTATAGTTGGTGACGAATCAAATAACGATGTGCCTTTAACTTGTAAAGCATTAATTACATTATTAGGGTCACTATAACCAATTTCTATAGGTTCACTCGAGACTAAGGTTAAAGGAGTAAGTCCCGGAACAATTTCCATTGCCGTATCCACAAAAGAACTGCCGTTCCAATAAGGAACAAACCCATTTGTCATTTGTGCTCCCGGTGAAGGGAATATAGGTGCGGGGACTAAATCAATAATATCACCTAATGTATAATTCTTTGTTATGTTAGAATCGTTTACGTCAGTCCCAATAACTTTATCTGCTAAAGTTGGAGTTGCGTCTATTGCATAGGTGGATATTTTTGCCATTTTATTTCTTTTTTACTTCTCCTGTTTTAAGATTAATGACAGAATCTTTGCCATACTTCTCTATCAAGGAGGATTCCATTTGTGCGAACTGTTGGTGAAGCGAACTTACTTGACCAAACAAATCGAGTTTTTTTACTTCCATTTCGCCTAAAGCGAATTTTAATTTATTAATAGAATCAGAAAGTTTTTGTAATGTTTCTAATTCTTTTTCTTCAAGTGTTGCATTTTCTGCCATTATATTATATTTAATTTATACAAAGATACTATTTTTTATTTTTAATTTTTTCCCAAGACCTTCCTCCAAAATAAGAAGCAATAACGGTTGCAAGAATTAACTGCAAAAGCGATATCCATTCTTCTTTAACTTCAAAATTAATTGACCCTGCTTCTATAAAAATCAAAAGCATTGTACAAACAATTAAAAAGATAAGTACCATGGGTCTTACGTTCTTCGAAAGCCAAGAATCTGAAGACATATCTTCCCTCCACCTTTCAGTAACATTTTTTTGCATATCAGCCTCAGCTTTTATAAAAGTTTCTGTTAACTCTTTTTCAAATCGAGCACGTTCTTCTTTGCTAAAAGTGTGAGTAGCTACTATATTGCTAATTTTTTCGGCTATTCCTCCACCTATCTTTCCAAATATTTTATTTAGTATTTCTTTCATAATGTAGAAAATTCACGTTGAACATCAAAACTTGGACAGGCTTTAGAAGAAAATTCATTATGTCCGTGTATTGTAGCTTTAGGAAATATTTTTTTAAGCAACCTAAGAAGTTCTAACATAGTTGCAATTTGAGCAGCAGTTCTTGTGTCTTTAGGAACCCATTCGCCTCGTTTGTTCTTTTCTTTTTCCACCCCTCCAATATAACAAATTCCTATAGAAGATTTATTCATACCCTTTACGTGAGCACCAACCTTGTCTATCATTCTGCCAAGTTCAATTTTGCCATTTATTAAAATTACAAAATGATATCCTATACCTGCCCATCCTCTTGCTTTGTGCCAACGGTCAATTACCTTGGCATTAACAGAGTTATCTCCTTCACGAGTTGCTGAACAATGTAATATAATTTTATCTATATCTCTCATCTCCCCTGACCCCGATATTTTGATTTGTAACCGCTTTGACCTTTACTTGCGTTTTTAGAATGTACTCCGGGTCGTTTTTTTTTATGCTGAAAAGTATAATTGGCAAGAATAATTTTAGCCACTATTCTTTATTTTTCTTGTAGTTGTCGTAAATTTTTTGCACCGTATATATAAGCGTTGCAATTAATAATAATATTTTCAATGCCATTTCTATTTGGGAGAATGAAATTGCGAGAACGCTTGAGTTAATACCGTATATTTTTATATCTTCGAAGGACATTCTATGGTTTCGTAAATTACTTCTATTTCATTAATATCTAATGTAGTATCTAAAGTCCAATATTCCATATTACCAAAGAGCTACTATGTTTGTCGCAGTTGTTGTCGCAGTATCTAAAACCTTAGACACCATTATTGGAAGAACTGTTCCCGCTTGAACACCTGTCATAACTACCGCATCTCCTCCTGCAGTAATTATATCTAAATCTCCTGTTCCACCTACATATAATACAGGACCTATGTTTGGTTGAATGTTATAAACAATAAAGTCATCACCTATTACAAAGAAAATATTATCATCTACGAATAATTTGTCATCTTCTATTCCAATAACATTCGCAACTTTATTTGTAGTGGTGTTGTATGCTACTGCTCCTGCAGTTACTTTACCTAAAAATGTAGTTCCTGTGGGTGCAAGTAATACAGAAGCACCAATTGCTGCGGTTGTTCCACTTGCTACTTCACCTCCCGGCATGGGAATTACGCTATCACTTGGGATAACCGTAATTGCTCTTAACTGTTGTAACTTTTGATATGCCATAACTTTTTATCTGTAGGGTATAATTCTATTTAAAGTATCTTGTCTTTTTCCGCACCCACAATCTTTTCCTACTTTTTTTGAGACCGTGTCTACTACAGACTTGATTCCTGTTATTCTTGTAACCTTAGCAACTGTATCGCCAAAGCCTCGTGATTTTTGATTTAACTTCATTACTTACACATACATTCCGCAACCGGACATTCTTTCACATTTATTATAAGTTTAGATATAATCCAATTCCATTTACAACATAGTTTGCACCACATGTTTTGAATCCATAATCCTAATTTCACCAATGCTTTACCCATACTACTTCTTGATAAGTGAACCTAAATGACTATGTACGCTTTTCGGATAATGCTTATCCTCTTTCATTGAATGATTGCCACTATATGCGTGACCTGTCATTGCCTTAGCCATACCTTTAGATTCATCTCTACGAGATTTCATTGATTGAGTTTTCTTTCCGTTCTTTGAACCTAAAGACTCATCTAATCTACTATTGTAACCTTGTCCCATAATTTTAATTTATTTGCTGCAGCCAAAGTTTTTAGCAAAATTTGCTTGTTTGACTATAGCGGGTTTATACTTCTTTGTATTCTTCATTACTGCACTTGCTGCAGCACATACCGTTTTACCCGGCATATTTTTTTTTGCCCACGCAGTAAACTTACCTTGATTGGACTTTTTAATTTCTATGTCTTGTTTTTTTGCCATAACAAATTATTTATACAAAGATACTAATAATTTTGAATTAATATTTTCCCTGTTTGCTTTTGGGACTTGACTTGGTTGAGCCACCTTTTCCTGCCCACAAATTCTTACATGCCCAATACCTTGCGGTTAATTTTGATTTGGCAGTATTACATTTGTGACGAGCCTTAAAACTTTTTCTTGCTGCGGCTGAATAGTTGTGTCCGTAACCTTTAGCTCCAAAATGAATTAGCTTTTCTTTTCCTCCTTCACAGGCTTTGACCATTTTCTTTTTCCCTGCTCTGTCACTTCGCATAACGACATTACATTTCATTTTAGATTTATCTGCCATTACTTCTTCTATTTAAACTATTCATTAATGCAATTAATTCCTCATAAGTATCGACCCAATCGTTAGGGGTTCTGTTACGGTTGTATTGTGTTACATACCATTCGTCACTATGCGTTTCTAACTCTTCCGGCATTGGTATTACTTACAAATTGTTTAGTGCGTCCATATTTTTTTTTCTTTTTAGCAGTAGCCGCCCTTTCACTTTTTGTCATTGAATTAGCTTTTGCTAAAGGCAAACATCTGTCAGGGTTTTTTTTATTCTTACTTGTACCACAAGCACCAAGAATAGAACCATCGGTTCCTATACGCACCCATTTTTGGTCTCGCCATTTTTTAAGCTCACCCATTAGTAACCTCCTTCGGTCATTTTCTTGTTTGGATTGTTCTTCATAGAACCGCCCATAGTTTTTGCGAATGTGTGTGCCTGAGCCTTACCCATTGCATTGTATGGGAAAGTTTTTTTCATTTTCTTACCTGTATCAGGACAACTATAACTTACTGTTGGCATAATTTAATTTTTTTATTATTGTCTTTTTTCGAACGTAACTTTAACTTTTGTAATTTTATCTTTAACTTTCTTTGCTGCATCCTTAATTTTTTTCTTACCGATATTTAATAATCTATTATTACGGTCATTACGACATTTTCTTAAAGCAACTAATTCTTCTGAGTTGTAGTCTTTAACTTTTTTGTCACCACCTATTTGTGTTTTACAATTTTTTTTTGACATAACTTATTTCTTTTTCTTCATTGATTTTAACATCTTATCAATTTTTGCAGCTTGACCTTTATGCATAGCTGATGCTTTTCTAAGTTCTGCAGCTATCGCTTTTAATTTTTTTGCATCCATAATTATTTCTTTTTCTTTTTACTGCCCTTGTTTTCTACATTTGAGTTTCACCTGTAGAAGAACTGCCTGTATACAATCCGTCTTTTATTCCGATAGTTGGTATATCTGTATTACGTTTGCTTCTTTGTTTTGGCAAAATATATCTTTTATATTCGTCACTTCTTTTGTCTAATTTCTTTTTTGTTCCGTCAGCAGTTGTAACAACAACATAACCTTTTCCGTTTCTGTCTTTGCCAAGTTTACTCATACTATTTCTTTTTACTACTTTTAGCGTAATTAGGGTCTTTACAATATTTACTCGCAGCCATATTTGCATATGCTGATGGGTATCTATCAAAGGTTCTCTTTGCCCACGCAATACCTGCGGGACATATCTTATTACCTTTTTTCTTTGCTCGACCCTTTGCCATTTATATTACGGTGTGTCTTTTATAACCTGAGTTATAACGATATCTCCGTATTCAACAAATTGAGGTTGTTTAATGTTTCCTTGTTTCCATAGATACTCAGAAAGTATATCTACCAATTTAGAACCGTCACCTGCTTTATTTGTTTGAAATGTTACAAACTCTCCGGATGCTTCGCCATTATTAAAATGCACAGTCATGTTTTTGTTGTTAGCACTACCTGTACCAACTCCACCTTCGTGGACCAAAGTAATAAGGTCTGCGTTCATTGTTACTACAGGAACTGAATTTGCTGAAGTAAGAATTGTAAAAAATTTTGCCATTATTTATTTTTTTATAAATTATTATATTTGTACAAAGTTACTAAATTTAATTTACTATATTTTGAAAGCAGACTTCCTAAAATATTGGAGAGTAATCCGCCAATATGTAAAAGTAAAATACGGCATAACTCAGTCCGAACTTGATGTACTACTTTTTTTAAATTCAGAAAGTTATTTCTCTAAAGATAAGTTTGAAGAGTTCGACCGAATATTGTCTTGGGACGAGAATAGGTTTGATAAATTATTAAGAGATGGTTGGGTTGAGGTGTTTAGAAAAAGAAAGGGAAAAACAAAAGGACTTTATAATTTGTCGTATAAATCTAAAAGATTAATCACATCGGTATACAAAAAATTAAATGGCGAAGAGATGCCTACGTCTCCTTCGCAAAATCCTATGTTCTTAAGAAATGTATCTTACACTGACCGCAGATATAGAGAAGCTATAAAAAATATGAATGCATTTATTCGACAACAACGACATCACGCTCCTGAATAATAGTAACCGTTTCGTTATTTATAATTAGTGAATAAGAATTACGAGTGTCATAATAAATTGAATCGTCTTTCTTTAAATGACAAACATCTGTTCCCGGTAGAATAATTTTACCCTTTTGATATCTAAAAGATTGAGCGTCTGAATTTGAAAGTAATATTCCGCTTTCAGTAGTAATCTGTTCTTCTATCTTTTGTATAATAATATTCTTACCTATTGCTTTCATAAGTATCTTTTACTTTGGTTACTAAAAATCCTCTTTTAGTTAGGAATTTAATATACTTATCTTCTTTAGCTTTGTCTACTCTAAATGCTTCAAAAATTTGATTATGTATTACCATTATAGTTTATTTTTCGTTAGTTTTATTTTTTTCGATTTTGGTTTTTTTTAATTCACCGCTAATCTCATCTTCTTTAAAAATTTTTTTTAAATGCTTTTTCATTCCGGGTGTGTATTCTCTACTTCTCATTTGTTAGAGGTTTCATAACTACGTGCCATTGTCACGATAGCATTAGTTGATAGTATCGTTACGGCAACTGAAACTGCATTTTGCAGAGCCTGTCTTGTTACTTTAACAGGGTCTATAACTCCAAGAGTCATTAAGTATCCGTATTTTTCTTTCTTAACATCATAACCGTAATTGTTTCCTTTAACATCATGGTATATAGATTTAAAATCTAAACCTGCGTTATCTAAGATTTGAATTAACGGAGCTGACAAAGATTCAGCTAAAATTGCTAAAGCAATTTTTTTTGATAAATTTTCTTCTTTATTATATCTAATAGCACAAGATTTGCTATGATTAAATAGTGTTAATCCACCACCGGGCAATATACCTTCTTCAAGAGCGGAGCGAACGGCACACACCGCATCATCCACTCTGTCATATAATTCTTTTTGTTCAAGGTCAGTATTCCCTCCTACATATACCACTCCAATACCTCCTGTTAAAGAAGCAATTCTTTTGTTAAGAAATTCTTTATCATCTTTTCTTTTAGCTTCTTCAAGTGCTTCTTGTAGTTGGGTTATTCTATCAACAACCTCTTGGTTAGATTCCTTGTCGTCTTTAACGATGACAGTTGAGTCACGTCCAACTATCACCTTGGAACAATGACCCAAGTCGTTGAACTTAATCAAACTCAAATCATCGCCTGTCTTTTCGCTAAAATATGTAGCACCTACACTTATTGCAATATCCTGCATAAGCTCGTGTTGCCTGTATCCAAAATCCGGAGGAACTATGTTACAAATTTTTAATCCATTCTTTACTACGTTTGCAGCTAAGGTGTTTATTACATTGGTAGAGCACGGAGCAATAATTAAAAGTTTCTTACCCTCTTGTATGATTGGTTTTAATATATTTTCAATTTGAAGTATGTTATTAATCTCTCCATCACATACCAAAACGTAAGTGTCTTCAAGGACACATTCATCTCTTTTTTGGTCGTTTATAAACAAGCCTGAAGAATATCCTCTTTTTATTTTAATACCTTTTGTTGTTTCGTAATAGGTAGCGGAGGTTTTACTATTTTCAACAGTAACTACACCATCCTTGCCTACACTCTCATATACATCTGCAATAATGTCCCCAATAGTTTTATCATTGTTGGCTGAGATGACTGCAACATCACGCAATCTTTTAGCGTCTAATTTTTTTCCTTTTACTTTTAAATCTTTTGATATCAATTTCGTTATGTCCACTAAATGCCTGAGCACTTCGGTTCTATTAACTTTGTCGGTTATTAATTCGGTACCTGCATTAACTAAAGCCTCAGCAAGTACAATAGCCGTGGTAGTCCCATCTCCTGCTGAAGATGCGGTTCTGTCGGCTGCCTCTTTCATCATTCTAACCGCAAGGTTTTCTACCGGGTCTAATAATGAAATTGATTTCGCTACAGTCACACCATCCTTAGTTACCGTAATTCCATGTAAGTGTTCGGGTGATTCTATTAACACAGTATTACCTCGTGGTCCAAGTGTGGACTTTACTGCGTTTGCTATTTGTTTTATTCCTTGAATTAATTTGTTTCTTCCCTCATCGGAGAAATGAAGTTCTTTTGGATTGAATCCTTGTTGCATTTTGAATTGAATTTAATTGTTATGCAAAGGTAACAAAATAAATTTAAAACAAATGCTCTGTTTTTGTGCTCCTATACTACTACTACCTTTTTATGGTGAAATATATTTTTCTTAATACGAGGCTTTAAACTAAGCATTTTAAGCATTTTATAATTAGTTAGTTGATAATCAATAAGTTATAAAAAAAAAGTAAGCATAAAGTTAACATTAACTAAGCATTAACTAAACACTATCCATAAAAAAAGAGGACTTATTGTCCCCTTTTCCCAATCAAACATCAAAATCTATAGCTTACGACACCTATAGTTTTTTAATTATCTTTTAAATAAATCAATATTAGCCTTAGCTAATTCATTTCCTTCTGCTATCATTTGTACTTTATCATACCTCTTGATGGCATTCTTCATTTTAATCAGCTTAGTAATTCCCATTTCAGGTGGAGGAGCGTCATTGATTAAACGACCGTCCTTTACGTTGTATCCCTGCATAGAGGGTGGTATTTTCATTCCGTGCATAACTAATTGTTTTTACAAAGATAAGAAATTTTTATTAGATATCTGTAGTCATCGGGTCCCCCCCCGCCCTACGTGCACGACCCCGCTACCGGAACCGATTTTTTTTGTTGACCGGGGGTTGTGTTTTTCCTGCTGAGGTTCTGATTTTTTTGACTTTTTTTCTGTACCCTGTTACCCTCCTGTACCGCTCCGCATCCGCTCCGCTACCTGTATTCGTTTGACGTTACCGGTACCCCTGTTGACCCCTGTCCCCCTGTGTACCTTCCCCTGTTCCACAGGTAAAGACAAAAGAGAGAAGTGTCTTCAAAGACACCAAGAGAGTTCTCTTAACGTCCGGTCGATGAAAATTAAAGCATAATAAAACACAGGGAAAACACAAGAGTTAAACCATTGAACAAGAAAGAAAACAAACTAAAACGAAACAAAATGAAAAAAAATAGTTGAAAATCAAATATGTTTTACTATATTTGAACCATTGATGGACAAGAGATGTACATCAGTTAACTTAAATTACATAAAAATGAGAAATTTAATGCAAATCGAGGAAGACTTTTTAGCTTCCTCATCAGTAAGAACCGACATCAATTTTGGTTCAATTTTTAACTTACAATCATCAGTTGAGACTGCTAAGAAGTCAAAATTTGAGAATAGCTTGAAGTTATCGAAGTTGGTGGTTGCTTCTTGTGAGTGGTTCAAAAAACCGGAAACAAAAACTTTACTTGAAGACGAAGGTATCGAATGGACGAACCAAGAAGTATTTTTTAACAGGGTATTTGGATGGCAAAAATCATTTGGTCACAAGATGTTGAAAGCCGGAAAACTTGAGCCGTCAATCATTACGAAGTTCAAGAGAGAGTGTACGAGAGCAGAGAACAACGGAGAAGATACGAACCGAAGTATCCAACAATTATTGAAATTCGCTAAACAAGAGGAAAGCGGAAACGAAGAAGCATCAGTTTCAACAGAGAAAACATTTGTTACGTTCTCAGTTGCTAAGGATGGTTTGAATGGGGACACCGGTTTCTCGATGAGATTAACCGAGAGCGGTATCAAAATTAGTGGAGAGTTAGAAAGCGAAATCGTCAACAACAAAATACAGAGTTTATTTGCTGAGATGAAAGTAATGATAGAGAGAATTAATCAAGAAAACCAATAACAACGTGTCTTCGAAGACACCTAAAACAAAAAAAATGAGAGATTTATCAAACAACGGAGTTCAGTTCACAACCTTAAACGACACCACAAGACGTGGTCAAGTGAGCGGTTATCATTCTAAACCGGACCCAATTTTCAGAACCAAAGCAACCGCTCAAGACGTTAGCGGTTTAAAATCAGTTGACCGCAAGAACATTAGTTTTGATGGCACAGAGTACGAGAGCAATTTCAGAATTGGTTTCGAAGTAGAGAAAGCACGTCTTCACAGAGGAGCAGTTGAGGAGTATCCATTATTTTGTGGGTTCGAAACAGATTCTTCTTGTGGTTATGAAGCGGTTACTCACGTTTTACCTTTGGTAGCGAAGTCAATGTGGAGAACGAAAGTTTTCAACATGTTTCACCAAGCTAAGAAGATAATTGATGACGAGTACTCACCATCAGATGCTTCTTGTGGTGGTCATATGACTATCTCTGCTGAGGGTATGACCGGAGCTGAGTTGATGAGTAGAATTAGAAAATTCACACCAATCATCTTATCTATATTTCGTAAGAGGTTAACCAACAGATATTGCAATGGCAATCCGCAGTTGTTACCAATGGGAGAGGGAGTTATGTCTTCCGGTTCATCGAAGTATGTTGTCTGTAAAGATACCGGTTTCGGTGTCGAGTTCAGAATACCATCGAGAATTACATCTGTTAAACAGATGATAAGACGTTACGAGTTAATGTACATCTTGATGGACTTTGCAGTAAACCAACCGGATGCAACAACGAGAAAGTTTTACAATGCAGTTAAACCAATCCTGTTGAGTATGTACGAGAAAGACGAAGTGAAAGTTGAAAAGCTAATCACGTTAGCAAGAGATTTCGAGAAGTTCGTCAAGACCGGTAAAGTTGACCATACTACTGCCGGATGGCTCGAGGGGTGGTGGTCAAGTAGAAACTACTCTTTAGGTAAGTACAGAAATTACTACAAGAGAAATTTCAGACCGGATAGCGATGTTGTGCTACAATGGAGAGGTTCAAATCGAATGTTCTAATCCACATAGGGTGGTGTCTTCAAAGACACCATCCTCTGTCGAGAGATGAGTGTCTCTCCTGATGAGTCCAAAAGGACGAAACAGAAACCTTTAAATAAAAATAAAATGAGAAATTTAATTTTAAACAACACAGACATCAAAGAATACTTTGCTAACAATAGCTTTGATGAGATGCTCGTAACAACAGACTTAAAAGCATTTAACAATTTAGAAAACCACGATGACTTAGATTGGGAAGAAGTAGTTGAGTTTGGTGTGAAGAAAGTTGTAACGACTCCTTTTGCACACGAATATTCAACAATAGACTACGACAAAATTACTGCAGTATGCATTCGTTTCGACAATGGTGTACACGATGACACAGAGATAGTAATAAATCACAACACAGAAGTTGGACCATTTAATAAAAACTAAAACTATGAAAACACCAAAACTTACATTAGAAAACTTAAACAAGTACGAAGTTCGTTCACTTGTTTATGCTCTCACGAAAGTTGCTAAAGAAACGACCGATGAGTTAACGAGAGACAATGCTTTAAATTTATTAACCAAAATACAAAACGTAAAAAGATATGAAAACTAAAGTAGAATATTTTATCAGTATGAAAAGTTGCTACGGCAATTACACAAGATTCAAAAAGGAGTTCAATGACGAACGTCACTTTGAAAATTGGTACGACTTTATGTCCAACAAGGGACATAAGATAATCGGAGTAGAAAAAATCAAATCAAACTTAGACAGGGTAAAAGATAAATTTGGTTATGTCTAAATTTTGTCTTACCTTTGTTTAAATCAATTATTATTTTAACTTAATTATAAAACTATTATTATGAAACTTTCAAACATTATTCAAAACACAATCCTTTCAATCGTAACATTATTTGTAATCGCATCAAGCGTAAGACTGCTAATTCATATCGCAGTAACTGAGCAATTTGGTTTGCCTCAGTTCCTCGCATTCGGATTAGTATTCGGCTTCATCGGTTTCTTATACTCTCTTATCATTGGAATCGTAGTGAACGAGTGGAAGTCATCAATGGCTTAGACTCTACTAAGGGTGGTGTATCTCACACCATCCTCGTATCGAGATGTGTATCTCGACTGATGATACCAAAAGGTTGAAACGGAAACAGAGTTCGGTGTCTTCAAAGACACCGCTCACAATTCAAACATTATGTGTATAATTATTATCAAACAAAAAGGCAAAGATGTGCCAAGAGAAGTTCTCAAAACATCTTCCAAAATCAATCCTCACGGATTAGGTATTGTATGGCTCGACACGTTCGAGGTTACATATCACAAGTCAAAAGAGTTCGGTGTGTTGGATAACGACAGACCCTACATCGCTCACTTTAGGTATGCTACAATAGGTAAAGTTTGCAAGGCAAACACACACCCATTTGTATGTGGCAGAAATACAGACGAGTTACTAATGATGAACGGAACGATTAAAGGTTATGGTAGTCCAACAATGACAGACACCGAAGACCTTGCAATCAAGTTGGGTTCAACACCAAGGCATGGTTGGAAACAATCGCTATCTAAATTCGATGCAAGGTTTGTTTCAATCAACAAAAGAACACGTTCGTTTCAAATCTACAACAAGAACCTGTTCACTATTCGGGATGGAGTTTGGTACTCCAAGAACAATGTACTGCAAGACAATCTTATGGCGGTCTATGGTACATTAAGAAAAGGCGGTAGCAATTACTATCGGCATCTAAAAAACGAAAAGCATTTAGGCACCGGAAAGACCACAGATAAATACCCTATGGTTTCTAATGGTATACCTTACTTGCTTGAGAAAAGAGGCGAAGGAGACAATGTGGTGGTTGATGTTTTTAAAGTCAGCGATATGGCGATGAATAAAATAGATATTCTTGAGGGACATCCGGAGTGGTACCGCAGAAAGAAAGTTGACATAAGTTTAAAAGGAAAAGTATACCCCTGTTGGATATACTTTAACGAGGGTGCAGAGACAATGTGGAACAAACAGAACCACATAGCAGACTACCAAGCGATACGAACGATTAGTTCGTTTGGCATAAAACGAACGTATGATACGTTTGAAGACCTTGAGACCACGTGGATTGATGATGTACCTACGTGTACTCAATTAGAGTTTGCAGACTTAGAGGTAGAGGAGTTCAATAAAGAGAACGAGTCCCCGGTCTGTATAGATTGTTGTCACGACTTAGAGTACGATGGTTTTTCTCATTACCATTGTAATGGTTGTGATGGTTGGTTCTCCTATAACGAAGTGATGCACTTTCAAGGATAGCCACAAAGGGTGGTGTCTTCAAAGACACCATCCTCTGTTCACGGATGTGTGTCCGTGCTGATGAAGTCAAAAGACAGAAACAGGAACTTAAATTAAAATTAAAATTATGAAAGCAAATGAATTATTAAAATTTTTAAAAAGTGTAGAACAACAAGTACAAGGTTACGGAAAAACCTTAGAAGACGTTGAAGTAAATTTCAGAAGAACAGATGACTCTGACATTGAACCAACCGACTCTGTAGGTGTAGACTTATTTGATGCAGAGTCAAATAAAATTGTAGAAAGTATAGTATTAATGGGTAAATATTAAATCAATAAAAATTAAAATTATGAAAATAAAAATTCAACAAAGAAGTATCTACCACAAATTTGCTGAGGTAGAAATATATGTAGACCCTGTCGCATATGAACATTGGAAACTTGACAATGGTAAGTACGCAAGTCTTCAAGAATTTCTCAATGAGAACGAAGACTTATATGTAGATAAGATAGACGAGGCAATGGACAAAACAACATACGAGTTTGGCTTTGGTACAGACTCAGATGCTAATTCACATTACAATTCTTCTATGAACGAACCTGAATCAGAATCTGAATGGAGATACGAATGTGACGAATTAAAAACCGGAGGGCATTTATAATATGGAAACAAAAGTAATAGTAACAGACGACAAATTTATTTGGTTGGACATTACTGATGTATTGTCAGTCCACCAAAAAAGAGAATCAAAAGAATCGGTATACTCCTCTTGGATGACGCACACTCTGTATGTTCTGTATGACGATGGAACCGAAGAGACAATAGAAAGTGTAGACGAAATAGATGAAGCCATTAACCTAAAGCTAAGAGTAGCAATCGAAGTTGGATACCTACCGAAGTACAACGGAACAAGCAAAGGTGTCTTCAAAGACACTTGGTTTCATAAGGCAGACAAAATTCTAAAGAACGGATATTGGTATGCAAAGATAAACGATATAAAGTTTGGGAATTAAATCTGAATGTACTATATTTGTACAAGCAATGAACACTAATAATTAAATTTAATCTTATGAAAAATCAATTCAACGAAATCTTACCTGCACAAAACGTGCAGGTTTCCACAGGCGAAACTCCCCGCATAGTTGCGTGGTGTGTTGAGGTTAAGTGGGACGACAATTCAACAGAGAAGTTAGCGGACGTGCCTACTTATGTAAGTAGAAACATAGACGCATGGCTTGATGAGGTTGAGGAATCTAACAAAGAATAGTTATGGCAACACTAATCAAAGCAAGTGGTCAACACGTTGGCGACTTTAAATCTGAAACCTTAGAGCAAATGCAACAGGCAGTAGGAGGATACATTGAACCGGTCTACACAAACAACAAGGTAGTTATAGTAGACGAACAAGGTTTGTTAAAAAATTTACCTTTAAACATTGAGGTCTCTGCAATGGTAGGGAAGATGATAGTAGGAGATGCTATTGTCTTTACCCCAAAAGAATGGAGAGACCGCAACAAAATTTAATCTTATGAAATCAATATATTTAAAAGAGGCATCAGCCGAAAAACTCAGACCAACACACGAAAAAGGATACATCCAAAGGATGCAAAATCTTGCGGAGAAAGACGAACCTTTTACACTTGCAGTTTTCCAAAACACCGGACGAATTATGACCCGTTTTGATTATGAGAAAGACCAAGGAAATTTTTGTGGTCACGAACTACAAGAAGACACCAAGTCAATTATTCTTTACATCAATTGCACAATCATAGAGTGTAACTTTGATGGGATATGGACTCTACAATTAGGTAGTGATTTATTTTCAAGTGCAGACGTAGTTGCTATGGAAATAAAATTACACAAGTGGTTGTCTAAAGAATTAAAAGTACAGAACTAATGGAAACATCTGAACTTATAACAGATGAGGCAAGAAAAATAGTATTGCTTCTTCTTGAAAAAAACAAATCTTATGGAGACACCGCAAACAATCCACCTAAAATATTTAGTAAGTTAGATGCGGTCGAGGGGTTGTGTGCAAGAATAGACGACAAACTTTCTCGTATACAGAACAAAGGAATAACCGATTTAACTGAGGATACGATATCTGATTTAATTGGATATCTAATTCTTCTTAAAGTACAGAAGCGTAAGCAAGACGACTTAATAAGAGACAAACTTATTGCCAAGAAAAACGCAGTAAAATTTGGACAATAAATAAACATTGATTATATTTACTCATCAAAATCTAATAAAATGAATTACGAAAACGACAGGTCTAATGACCATATTGACGATGAATACAGATACGAAAGTTGGATGCGTCAATTAAACAAGAAAAGCAAAAACACAAAATCAAACTCAGCCAAAAAGGAACTCGATGATTTATTTGAAACTTTCGGGAGAATCTTTGGCAACTTAAATTAAAACAAATGAAAAACTTAGCATTCGATGGGTACGTCAGTAAGGTTTGTGACGTATTCGATATAACTAAAAAAGAATTATTTACCAAATCAAAACGAAGAGACATTGTAGACGCAAGGCATCTATTATATTTTTTATGTTTTAAAAGACCAATGCAAATTCGATACATCCAAGAATATATGGGTAACAAAGGATATAAGGTTGGGCATTCTTCAATCATTCACGGAATCGAACAAGTGGAAGGCAAGATAACAACAGACAATGACTATGAACGTGTATTTCAACAACTTGCATAATTATTATTGTCATCAGGACGTTATGGAACAAGCTATGGCAGATGAATATGCAGTAGACATTGGAGGTAACGGATATCAGGCAAGAATATTATATGGGTGCAAGATATCAATGGATGATGAAACGCAAGAAGTTACAATACAAAATACATCAAGAGGAGGAGAGTGGTACAAGCCGGTCTCTTATGAGGAGGAGGAAGTTTTTTTAAATAAAGGTTGGAGAATTGGAGTATATGAATTATCTTTGTCTAACTATCGTATAAAACTTGATAGGATAGAGCAGAGCATAAAGAGTGAAGTTAACGGCAGAAAAAACCCGAAACAAATTCAGTCTTTAAAAAATTCAAGAGAAAACATCTTGAATCGTTATAGTAAAATTAAATCTAAATTAAATCAAATATCAAATTATGACAAAGTTAAAAACCGTAAACATCAAAGGTAAAGAGTATGTTGAAGTAAATGAGAGACTTATTTATTTCAGAAAAAACTTTCCAAACTATTCACTAACATCAGAGGTGTTAGAGAAGACAGACAAATCAATACTAATCCTTGCTACTATTTCAAACGATGAAGGTAAAGTAATCGCAACAGGAATGGCAGAAGAAGTTAAAGGTAGCACGTTTATCAATAAGACATCTTATGTAGAGAACTGCGAGACATCTGCGTGGGGTAGAGCATTGGCTAATTTCGGTATTGGTCTTGACACGTCAGTTGCCTCAGCAGATGAAGTCAAAAACGCAGTAGCTAATCAAAGCAATGCAGGTCAGACAGAAAAACCTGCTAAAGTTTTATTAGAGTTAGGCACTACTAATTGGGTAAAGGCTAAGAAATGGATAGAAGCCAACAAAAATAAAGGCGAAGCATCTATATTGAAAACTTTAAAGATTAGGTACCAAGTGGATGACACAATAGTTAAAGAGGTCTCAGTCATTTGTAAAAAAAAGAAATAAGATGACAAACGAGATACTTGAAAAACTAAAAGACGACAACGAATATTATAATGGTGTCGGACGAAAGTACCTATCGAACTCAGACATAGGTAGCTTATTAAAAAACCCAAAAGAATTTGGTGTAAAGAGAGACGACACTCCTGTATTTGCTATGGGAAGATACTTTCATCAATTGTTTCTTGAACCGGACAAAGCAAAGGAATGGGACTTTGTAGATGTTTCTTCCCGCAACACCAAGAAATATAAAGAATATGTTGCAGAGTTACAGGCAGATAGTAAAAGACCAAGAGACTTTGCTTTATTGCTAAAAGAAAAACGCAATGTAGAATATTGGGTGGAAGCAATGAAAACTAACATAGACTTTTTTGACCGAATATATGCAGACACAAATAGATTTGAAGTTCCGGAAGTAATGGAACTTGAAGGCGAAATGTGGAAAGGTAAAGCTGATATAGTTGGAGAAGATTATGTATATGATTTAAAAACGACAGGAAACATTAACGACTTTCGTTGGAACTTTCGTAAGTATAATTACGATAGTCAAGCATATATATATTCACAATTATTCAGCCGACCTATGATGTTTCTTGTTATAGATAAGACAAGTTATATGATGGGTGCCTATACTGTATCTCCTGAATCATTAGAACGAGGCAGACAAAAGGTAGAAAAAGCAGTTGAAGTGTACCGAACATTCTTCGGAGACAATCCGCAAGAGGATATTAATCAATATTATTTCAATGAAGAGATTTAAAAAATGGATAGTGTCTTTGAAGACACGTATATTTAACCCTAAACGTATTCACATAGTTGAAGTTCCAATGGCTTGTGAATCTCGTGCAGAAAAAAGAGTAATCATTTCTGCGACCAAAAAAATATTGGAGCAAATAATAATAATAAATTAATTATGGCAGATAATAATGCACAAACAGACAAAATCTTTGCAGACGGCTTTTCATTTAAAAAGCAAGAAAACTCTCCCGACTTTGTAGTTGGTAGAGTATCAGTAAAGTGTGATGAAGCAGTTTCATTTATGAAAACGCATCAGAAGAATGGTTGGATAAACCTAAACATCAAATACGCTAAGAGCGGTAATCCTTACATGGAACTTGATACATGGGAGCCTCCCAAAAAACAAGAGGCAGTAGCAGAAGAAGGAGACGGACTACCCTTTTAATTTGTTGTACGAAATTATAGGGGGGACTATAATCCTCCCTTTTTTTTGTGCCATAGAATGCTGAGTTATTTTCCTTATATATATTATTATTGTTTTATTTTATTTTATTATTTTTTTTAATACAAGAGTAAAAAGTTAACATAGTAAGCAACAGGCTGATAATCAACAAGAAAGAAAGCACAAACCAAGCACAATACAAACACAAACATTAGAATTATGACATCGACAATAACAATTTTTAGAAACATAAAAGAGACTGATACTCCTTTTCACAGAGGGGTGGAGCATATTATAGAAAGAATAAAGAATGGAGCAAGTAAAGAGTTAGTTAAAAGAATAAGATTAGAGCAGAAGAAGGCAGAGAGAAATGAGTTAAAGAAAAAACTTCCCGCTATATGTTTTTCAGGAAAGTTTATAAAAAGAAACGACTCTTCAATTCAGGAACATTCGGGGTTAATATGTTTAGACTTTGATGGTTACGAAAAGAACAAGGAACTATTACAAGACAAAGAAAACATTACCAAGTCTCCATATACTTATTCTGTATTTATCTCACCAAGCGGGAAAGGATTAAAAGTTTTAGTTAAGATACCACAGGACATAGACAATCACGTAAATTATTTTAATAGTTTACAGAATCATTTTAATAACGATAAGTTTGATGTGACTTGTAAAAACCTTTCACGTGTATGCTACGAAAGTTATGACCCACTAATTTACCACAACGAAAACTCATCAGTATGGGATAAAATAGAGGAGAAAGAATACACAGAAAAACATCAATACAGAGACGCACACACTATACCAATCACAGATGAAAACAGAATTGTAGAAATACTTTCAGTATGGTGGCAGAAAAAATACCCAATGAATGAAGGACAGAGAAATCACAACTGCTACGTTCTTGCATCTGCGTTCAATGATTTTGGAATAAATAAATCTTTAGCAGGTTATATCTTGTCTAACTATCAAACATCTGATTTTAATGAGGCAGAGATTAACAGGACTATAAATAGTGCTTACTCAAACACTCAAAACTTTGGGACTAAGTATTATGAAGATGAAGACCGACTGAACAATTTAAAAATAAAACTTAAAAGAGGCACATCAAAAAAAGAAATCCGCTCCCAATTAGCAGAGACAGATATGGAGAGCGAGGTAATAGATGCCGTTCTCACTCGTATAGATGAAGAAGCACAGGAGACTCAGTTTTGGACTAAGAATGAAAAGGGAACGATTAAAATAATCCACGTTCTTTTTAAACAATTTTTAGAAGACAACGGCTTTTACAAATACTGCCCGGAAGGAGGAAAGAATTATGTCTTTGTAAAAGTAACTAACAACTTGATAGACCACACGGATGAGAAATCTATTAAAGATTTTATTTTAAATTATCTTCTTGAATTAGACGACTTAAGTATTTACAATTACTTTGCCGACCAAACAAGATTTTTTAGAGAAGAATTTTTGACCCTATTATCTACCATCGACATATACTTTATTGAAGACAATAAAGACACATCTTACTTATACTTTAGAAACTGTGCAGTCAAGGTAACTAAAAAGGAAATAACAATAATAGACTACATTGATTTAGGTGGGTATGTGTGGAAAGACCACGTTATAAATAGAAATTTTACCACTTGCAATGATGACACAGACTACAAAGTATTTATCTTTAACATATGTAAAGGCGAGGAAGACCGAAAACTTTCTATGGAAAGTACAATCGGTTTTATGATGCATGGTCATAAAAATTTATCTTACTGCCCGGCAGTAATTTTAAATGATGAAGTTATATCCGACAATCCTGAAGGAGGTACAGGCAAGGGAATATTTATGAATGCATTGAGCCAAATGAAAAAAGTGGTCACCATTGATGGTAAGGCATTTGCTTTTGAAAGAAGTTTTGCTTATCAACTTGTTTCTGCCGACACGCAGATACTTGTATTTGATGATGTAAAAAAACATTTTGATTTTGAAAGACTATTTAGTGTTGTAACAGAAGGTATGACGCTCGAAAAGAAAAACAAAGATGCAATTAAAATACCCTTTAGCAAATCACCTAAGATAGCCATCACTACTAATTATGCAATAAAAGGAAGTGGTAATTCTTTTGCGAGGAGAAAATGGGAACTTGAACTACACCAACACTACAACAAAAACAATACACCTTTAGACGAGTTTAATAAATTATTCTTTGGAGATTGGAATGATGATGAGTGGTGTGCGTTTGACAACTATATGATTAACTGCCTACAAGGATATCTCAACACAGGATTAGTACAAAGTAAATTTGTTAATCTTAAAAAGAGGCAACTATCTGCAGAAACTTGTCACGACTTTATTGAATGGTGTGGTCTCTTAAATGGAAGTGAGGCTAACTTAAACCTTAGAGTAGATACTAAAATTAATCTACAATCTTGCTACATAGATTTCATAGAACATTATCCGGATTACGGACCGAAGGCTAAGTTAACTATAAGCAGAATAAGGTTTAACAAATGGATGGTAGCTTTTGCTATATTTAAAACAGGAGTATCACCCGAGCAGGGTAGAGACTCTGCGGGAAAATGGATGAGGATGTTAAGGAACGATGAGATTAACCCACAAGCAAGATTAAATGTCTGACTTAAACCGAGCAATGATTAACACATTAAATGTCTTCAACGGTCATACGACTGTTGAGGCATTAATTATTGCAGAGGAAGGTTGGTTCGTTTATAATCCCGAAAAAAAAGTTACTTTAAAAACTCTTGAAAGTATGTTGCAATATTTTCAGGATGTTGAGGATTACAAAAGATGCGAACAAGTATTAAAACTTATACAAGATGGTAAAATTATTGGAAAAGACTTCAGGCTATAATGATTGCGAGTATCTTAAACAACTTGACGTACTTAAAAATGTAATGTTCAGAACTCAATCTATTAAAACAGGCAGGGGGAAAAAAGCTAAGTACCACGAGGAATACATATATAATTCAGAAGGAGACAATGAAGTAAGAGAAACAATTTTAAATTCAATCAAACACTACAAAGAACAATGTTTAAATTCCGAGAATACCAAACAGATATAATTGACCAAGCGACAAAAATTTGTAACACACACAGATTTGTTTACCTCACAATGGAGGTAAGAACAGGAAAGACCTTAACAAGTTTAGGCATAGCAGATAAACTAAAGTGTTCCAATGTTTTGTTTGTAACCAAAAAGAAAGCCATTAGTTCTATTGACTTTGATTATAAATTACTTAACCCCTCTTTTAAAATTACAATTATTAACTATGAATCTTTGCACAAGGTAGATAGCAAACCAAGTAATAGATTTGATTTTATTGTGGTTGATGAAGCACATTCTCTTGGTGCATTTCCCAAACCAAGCAAAAGAGCAAAAGATATTAAAACCTTTATTCAAAAAAATAACAATCCCTTTGTTTGTTTGATGTCGGGAACACCAACACCTGAAAGTTACAGTCAAATGTTTCATCAGGTGTATGGTATTCCTACTAACCCTTTTAAAAAATTTGTTAGCTTCTATAAATTTGCACGTCAGTATGTTAATGTTACTCAACGTGTTATAAATTCAATGTACATCAACGACTACTCCAAAGGATTGATTTCTATTTTAGATGAAATGAAACCTTACACTATTAGCTTTACACAGAAAGAAGCGGGATTCATAAATACCATAGACGAAGAAATAATTATAGTAGAGATGAAGCCAACAACTTATAATGTTGCTAATAAACTTTCTAAAGACAAAGTAGTAGAAGGCGAGACGCATCTTGTTATGGCGGACACTCCTGCTAAGATGATGCAAAAGCTACACCAAATATATTCAGGAACTATTATTTCCGAAAGCGGTACTGCTATTACAATAGATGATTCAAAAGCTACTTACATAAAACAAAAATTTAAAAACAAAAAGATAGCTATCTTTTATAAATTTAAACAAGAATATAAACTATTAAAAAGTGTCTTTGAAGACACCGTTTGTAACACCATCGAAGAGTTCAGTAACACAGACAAAAGTATTGCATTACAAATTGTAAGCGGTCGGGAAGGAATAAGTTTAAAAGAAGCCGAGGCTATTGTTTATTTTAACATAGATTTTTCTGCCACTTCATATTGGCAAAGCCGTGATAGAATGACAACTAAAGACCGAAGGCATAGCAAGGTTTATTGGGTCTTTGCGAAGAAAGGTATCGAAAAAGAAATATATAAAACCGTCATTAGAAAAAAGGATTATACGGTAAGACACTTCAAAAGAGATTTATTAACTTTGTAAAATGAGGTTTCTAAAGTTCTTGCTTGTTTGGATAAGTCAAAATTTAGCTATACCTTTTTGGATTGTGGGACATATACATTTGTCTGTACATAGTTTTCACGACCTCTACGAGTTGCTCTGTTCTGTAGGAATGAATTTAATTGTAGCCGTAGGATTTATAATCGACTACAATAATGACGGAACAAGAGATACAAAAGAAAAGAATAATACAACTTGAAAGTGAAGGTTATTATGTGATAAAACTCATCAACACAAACAAGAATGGTATCCCTGATTTGATTGCGATACCTCCTAACTCTAATGTTTTGTTTAGTGAGATTAAAAAACCCAACGGAAAAGTTTCTAAGCTACAAGAGTTTAGATTAAAAGAATTAAAAAACCATGGGTGTAAAACAGAGATTTTTAGAGGCTGACCTTTACTATGAAGTAGATGATTTTTTTGTAAGTAAACTAAAAGATTTTCCAAGAAACGTAGGAATAGATATAGCCTCACAGGTAAATGTGTCGTACGAAGACCTACCCACAAGGTCCGGATGGACCCAAACAATAGGTGGGGTGTGTAACGAAACAAACCCTGCTCTGTTTTTTGAAGTAGAGTATTTGAATCAAGACGAGGAGCCTCCTTTGTTCCTTGATGTAAACCCAATTGACTCGGATGATTATCTTGATTACATCCTTGAAAAAAATATATTAAAATCAAAATCAAATGCAAAAAGCCAAACAACTACAAACAAAAGAAGTTTTAGCTAACATAATAAACCAAACCTTTGACATCAGCATTTCTTCACAATCAAGAAAAAGAGAGCATGTTCAAGGGAGAATGATATATTATAAAATACTTAGAGACTTGGGGTACGGACTATCATACATTGCAAAAAGCATTGATAAAAACCACGCAACTGTTATACACGGACTAAAACAATTTCAAGATTTATGGGAGGTGGAACCTGAAGTTAGGTTTGAATACAACTTAATTAGAGACTTGTTCTTTAACCTTGATGTACAGAACACAGAAGATGTATTAAAAAAATCTGCAATCTTTAAACACCTAAAGTCTTTGGAAAATCAAAATAAAAGTTTAACTTTGGAAGTACAAGCGTTGAAGAATAGTCTAAAAAAAGTACATAGATACAATGATTTAATAGACCTTCTAAACCAACGCACCTTAAGCAAAGAACAATTAGACAGGACAAGAATTAGATTAAATGCATTTTTAAATGGTCTATAAAAAACATATAATAAATTAATGGTTGGTTTTTCATCCATAGACGCAGAGCGAATAAAGCACGTCAACTATCTAATGGATGGATTAAATAACCGACTCACAGAACTATATGAAGAACTTGCAGATAGAGAGACAGACCAAGCAAAAAAAGTTGTAAAAATATTAATTGAGGAGCTGAAGACCCTTCACGATTCGATGGAGGATGCGCTCTAAGAAATGTAGTGTTTGCCAAACCATCTATCCTATAAGTGAATATTATTTCACCGGCAGATATACGAAAGCAGGTAAAAACATTCGAAGAGCTAAATGCAAAAAGTGTGTAAAGAAAGTAAAATCAGATAGACGTAACAACATACGAGCGTGGCTTAAACAATATAAAAGAAACGGATGTTGTGCGATATGTGGATACTCAAAAGAAACACATGCAAATTTTAAATATCAAGCATTAGAGTTTCATCATCCCCAAAACAATAAAGCCTTTGCCGTAGGAGAAGCGGCTTCAAGAGGAATGGCAATAGGAAAAATTAAAAAAGAAATTGACAAATGTGTTATATTGTGCTCACGTTGTCACACCGAAATACATCATTAAATGAGATTCGAATCTAATAAAGATTTAAAAAGAGAAAAGAAAGCAATAGAAAAGTTTGTAAGCAAGTTCAAAGGCACCTATAAGAAACTTGGAGAAAACGATGTGGACTACAGGGTCTTTGATGGAAATGGAAAACTAATAGCTTACGTTGAGGTAAAGGGAAGATACCGTACAATTAATGATGCATACCCGCTGCCGGTGGCAGCAAGAAAAGTTGTAAAGCTCTGCGATAAAAGACTGAACCCTGTAATGATTTGGGCATGTGAAGACGGCATCATATACGGACTTCCATCTGAAATTAAGGGTGAAGTACGATGGGGAGGCAGAAAGCCACGAGAGGGTGCTTATAATGACGAAGAGCTTATGATATACTATCCCAAACAAAAAGCATTCAGGTATTTTAAATATTAGTCAATAGGGTATAGCTTACCACCGATTTCTTTGTAACCCATATCTTTTAGCATTTGTTTACGCATCTCATTTCGTTCTTTTCTAAGCCTATCTCTTTCTCCATACTTTAGCTCATACATTTCAGGGTCATACCTTTTTAAATCCTGCTTAGTTCTAATACCACCTTGAGGAATTACACCCTCATATTCTCCTTTTTTCTGAGGACGATAAGACGGAGTAACACCTAAAAAGTCATATACATTATCGTAAAACTCTTCTTGATTTGTCCCTTCAAAGATTCCTGTTTTTAATGAATTATAAAAGCCTATGAATGGGTCTACCTGAGCACCTAAACCTAATTCTATGACAGGTACTATATTCTTCATAAACCAATTGTCAGGGTATTTTTTTGCGTTTCTATTCATTTTACTAATTGCAGAACGGAAAGGATTGGTTACGTCATCTACAGGTCTTCTTATTCCTCTTGACTTATTTATTAATCCCTCAACCTCTGAACCGATATAAGGAAGTTGATATAGTAAATTTAAACCTAACATTGCATCTTTTATCTTTCTATAAAAAGCATCTCTATCCTCATCATCTCCTCGTGTTAGTAGTGCAAGATTAGATACTCCTACAAACAATGCGTTGGCTACTGCAAAGTTTAAATAGAATCCTCTTATGTCTTCCTTGTTAGGCATTTTGCCTTCCTTAAATGAACGAGAAATGTTTGTAGCTTTTTGCATTACTTTATTTATTTGTAAAAATAATGTACTGCCGAACATAGTAAAACCTCTTGACGCAAAATCACCTCTTAACTGCAAAGGTATTTTTTCAGTAGCTCTTCGTGTTTGCTGAGTAGAATTGTAATCATTAAATGCTTCCAATGCTGCAGCTTCGCTCATGCCGTTTGCAATATTACGTTTGTAATTAGCGTAATAACCCATAACCCCCATTATATCTCCTATTATGGTTGGACGAGCAGACAGTCTTTTAAATTTATCAACAAACCTTTTAAATAATCCTGTTCCTTTTCCGGCTTGTTTAAATGTCTGTGAACCGGACTCAAGACCATACACATCACCTTCCAAACCTTCAATCATACGTTGGTCAAATTGTGCGGACATCTTTCTTGCCTTAGCTATTGCACCTTCTTTACCAATTAAATCCGGAGCCATTTCAAACAACACACCTACAGTATCTACTGCAAACATAGCCATATCAATAGCTGATTGGATAGGTCTTGGTAAATTAGAATTTTTAGTGTATTCATATTGTTCAAACGCATTAATAAAAGAAGTTGCTTGTTTAGGAATCTGTACTAATTTAAAAGATAAAGCAAACCCTGTAAATAATCTTTGTATTTTTTCTAAAAACCCTGCACCTATTCCATCTGATGCTGCAGCAGACTGAGGGGCAATACTTGCGTTCACTAAAGTTTTCATTAGTTTTTTTACACCCGCTACTTCTATTAAAGTATTTACTGCCGGGATATTAAAGAAGCTATTTAGTTGTTGTACCCCTACTGCCATGGCTTTATATTTTTCCATTGTCTCAATATGGTTTAACATTACCTCTGAAAATGCCCCCTCTTTAAGGTTTATATCACTTGTTTCATCTACTCTTTCTTTAAAAGCAGGTGCAGTCTCTGCAGAAAAAATACCATTAAAGTCTCCGTCTTCTAAAAGTTTAGCATCTACTTTTTGAGCTACGGTTTTAGTAGGGAAGTAGTTCTCTACAAAGCCTAAGTTGACCCCATTAACTTGTTTATACACTGCGTTGGTTTCATTGAAATACTCTGTGCTAAAATAATTAACTATCTTGTCTGCAAACTGAGTAAGCTGAGGACCTAACTCTGTCTCTATGTCTGCTAATACTTCTGAGGTTATTCCTTGTTTTTCAAGTTTAGCTCTCTGTATAGGATTCTTGCTTAAAGCATATAATCTTAATAGTTGGTTAGCACTAAATTTAGATTTATATTTTCTACCTGTTTTTGAAGTAATTAAATCTAATGTAATTGTATTCGGACTACCTAATTTATTTACTCCGAGAGCTCTGTTAATTGCAACCTCAACATCTTCAAATGATTCAAACCCAACTTCTCGTGCAAAGTCATCAATTTTATAACGCATCTTACGTTTGTTTTGTAAGACCACCTCTTCCATTCTATTTAGTTTTCGATAAACATTATCAGTAAATAAAGTTATTTTTTTTGCCTTATTATCTAAAAAGTTAGTTATGGTTCCTAAATGAGAAAGCATATTTTTAAAATTGGTTAACAAACCCGGACTCTTACCATCCTTTGTAGACCTGCCAAATATACTATTGACAACCGCATTGGTTATTTTTTTTCTTAAACCTCCAATAGAATTATCACCTTCTATTGCATCCCTGTCTTCATTAAGTTCGTTTTCATTTTTTAAAGAACCATCTTCATTGAATAATTCAGGATTAGTTTCCTTTATCTGCTCAGTAGCTTGTTGTCTTTTAGCTTCTGCATCAGCAGCTTTTTGCAATCTTCTATTATTAAATCTTAATATAGATTCTTTTTTCTGTTGTTTTACATCTTCAAGCAACGCTTGAGCTACCTCTAAAGAAGATTCTTGTAAATCTCCAAATTGGTCATAAGCTAACTGTAATTGTAACAAACTTTCTTCCCTTAAAGTAAGTTCTTCATTATTTAAAACTTTTTGCGAAGACTCGTTAATTGTAACCCTGTTACTATCAAGTTTGTTCTGAATGTCTTTTAAGGCTTGTTGTCTTAGTTCCGGATTAGTAATAGAAACTGCATCTAATACTTCTTTGATATTAGCAAATGTAACTTGACCAATAGCATCAATACCTTTTGCTCTTGGCTTCCCTGATTGTTTTCTTGGACTTGCCTTAGCTTTAACTATTTTATAGATATCTTTAATTACATCTCTCTTTATTTTAGCACGTTGCTGCTCTACCACAGATAATATTTTTTCTTTTTGTGCTTGAAAATTATCTACAGTTGTTTTAGTAACTGCCGTCAAGAGCCTGTTAAGTTGAGCCTGAGTATACTTATCTGACTTAGGCAACATTGTTCTTATAAAGTTTTTTAATTGTAGTTGGACTTGTTTAATATTATCTCTTCCTACTTTTTTATCACTTAAAGATTGTCTTATGTTTGCCAACTCTTGAGATACATTTTTATTTCCTCTATATCCAAGGCTTCTGTCAAATCCAATTTGTAACTCTTGTTGTACTTGTTCCGGTTGAGCTTGAAAAATAGGATTAGCCTTTAATAGTTCTTGTGCTTTTTCACGAATCTCTGAGAAACTTTTTACTCTTTGCCCATCTTTTATTGAGAAGTCTTGAAGAGCTACGTTTATTTCATTAAATAATTGAGCAGCTTTTTGAACACCACCCTCAACTCTACTAAACTCTGTTGGCATGTTTTGTGCTCCATCAATTTGTACAGTCATAGCTTCTTTAATTTGAGAAACTAAATAACCTCTTCCTTTCAGAACTTCTTTTATTGATGCATCTGAAAACCCATTCTCTCTACCTACACGTACTATATCTCCAATACTTTCGTCAGTTCTAAACATAGCGTTAGCTAAGTTGTCAGTTAGAGTTGTGAGTTGTTTGTCTGTCATTTTAACAGGAGCACCACCAAGTATATCAGCTAATGCAGTTCCTAAGAACTCATCCATTGTTAGATTTTGAATTTCCTCTACAGTTAAATCTTTTGAAAGTTTAAATTTATTTTTGACATAAGACCACACGGATGCTATCCAATCCTTTATTTTTTGTTTTAATCCTGCCTCTACTACAGACTCTCCTTTGTTTCCTATAAGCGTTGCCATTGTTTCATCAACTGCTTTAGTCACATCTCCATCAAACTTCTTTAAAAACTTCTTATACGTTTCTGTTTGTTTTACAAGAGCCTCACCTTTTGCATATATCTTTTTGCCCTGTGGTGTTAATTTTAAATTCTCAACCCATATGTGACCCATCTCGTGAATTGCAGTATTATACAATTCGCTCTCGGTATTATGAACTTCAGAATTAATAAATATTTTTCCATCTTGTGTAAGACCATATACTACCTGCCCTTCTTTTAAGTAAGGTGTAACAAATGGACTTGATAAAACTCGGTCCATTGTTTGTTGGTCCGTTGATATGGTTACAAAAGGGAAACTACGATTTAAGAAATCCATAAATCTACCTGCGTTATCCATTCCCACTTTGCTTCCGGTAAACTCAAGATTACTTAATCCTGTTTGAACAGGAACCGTTTGTGACAATCTTTGTTTAGATGTACGCTTAGGTCTTGAACCTTCCAACTCTTGCTCTTGTCCTAATACAACATTATTCATTGCACTTGGGAAAAGCTCCACAATTGATTGAGGCTGCTCTATAATACCCATTACTTTACCTCTCGGTCCAACAGGGTAATTAGGATGAGTAGTTTTTTCTAAACCGGGATTTAATACATCCACACCTACCACCATATAAGCAGACCTTTGTGGGGTATTGGCTAATTGAGGTTCAGTTAATATGTCAGTAATAGCTCCTTTATTTAGTTTACTTCTTTCCTCAATAGATGGATTATCACCTAATAAAAACTTAGCCACCATTGAGGTAGGTCCGGGTTTACCGGGCACCGGCTTCTTGGTTAATGTAGGACTATTGGTTTTCCCATAGGTTATGGCATCAACAATTTTGTTTACAGATGCAAGAGTTTTTAATTGGGACAATGCTTCGGGTCTTACAATATCTGCTATAGTAGCTGCTTCAATATTGTCAACCATTGCTTGTATGTCAGATATTTCAGAAATGTCTTTATTATAATTTCTTATAGTCATCTTAGAAAGAGGCTTACCTGTTTTTTCGCTAACTCCTTTTTCAATCCTTGTTATTAAACTTTCTTTTTGTTTTGCAAGAGTTTGCATAAACAAATTTAAAGCCTCTCTTTTTACTTCAGCAGGAAAAGATTCAAGGTTATCTGCTAACACTCTAACAACTGCTTCATTACTTAATATGGATTTAGATTCCATTTTAGTTATAACCATAGGGACAAGACCATTATATTCAGGATTCTTGCTCCACCATGTATCAAAAAACTGTTTGTTATTGTCATATACTCTATTGGCTCTTGCAATTTGTGACTTAACTGAACCTTCGTCTATACTTGCCCAAGCAATATTTTGATGACCTTCTACTCCGGGAAACCCGAGTCCTCCTTTTAAGTTGTCAATTACATTACCTGTACTTGGATTTACTATGTCTCCTGTTCTAAGTTGGTCCGAGATATTAAATATCACCGGTACTCCATCAATCACTTTCCACTCAATAGTTGGGATAGGATTATCAGTACGACTGTTTAGTTCTTCTACATCAATCTTCGGTGAATCAGGATTTGTTTCTTCTACTGCCTCTATATCCACAGTAATAGCTTCGTTCTGAGCATTCATTTCCGCTACAATATCCTCCACAACTCCTGCACCTTCGGTGCTTAAATCTTCTTTCAGTCTGAAGTTCACCTCACCTGACTCAATTTGAGTACGCTCTGCGTTTAGTTCTTGAATCAATGCAGCCTTGGTTGCTCTGTTTCTTTTAGAAGCTCTTATTTCTTTTATTTTAGCGTCTATCTCTGCTAATCTTTTTTTCTTCTTAGCAGGAGTCAACCCTTTTACTTTTGCTTTAGGTTTTGCTTTAGGTTTTGCTTTAGGTTTTGCTTTAGGTTTTGCTTTAACTTTAGGTGGAAGTTTTACTCCTGATTCTTGTAGTGTTGCTTCTAAGTCTGACACCTCAGCTTCATCAACCACTACTTCTTCAGTTGGTGTCTTCAAAGACACCTCATTAGTTTCTGTTACAGTTTCTACAGACACCTCTTCTTTTACAGGTAATCCGGCAGCTTTACGTTGTCTGTTAGACATTTTGTTTTCCGTCTTAGGATTTCTTACAGTTGTAATGTCTACCTCTTCTGTGGTTTGTATATCTCCTGCGGCATTAGTTAAATATTCTTCATTAGACAAGGTATTGTCTTTAGATATTTTTTCAGTAGTGAAGGCGGTCCCCTCATTATCGGTAAGCCTCATTACTCTACTACCATCAAGATTTGTAGTCATAGTAGCATTAAAGGTTTCCCCGTTAGGGTCTGTATATGTAAACGCCTGTTGTTTGACAGGGATTCGACTATCGTTTAATGTTTCTACTTCATTCTCCTGAGTGGTCGTAGTCCCCCCGGCTTCTTCGTTGTTCCGTATCTCTGTGTCCACCGCTTGTATATTTCCGGTTTGTTTATTTTCAAATAATCCTCTTGTTTTTTGCTCTTGAATGGCATCTGTTCCAAATTTATCGTTAATAATTTTTGCTACATCTTGGTCGTTATCTACTTGTATCTTGGCTTTCTTAAAAGAACTTAGAGACATATCTCCAATTCTTTTTAAGAACTTAGATTTAGTTATACTCTTTCCGTCAATATTGTAAGAAGCCTTAACATCGCTTCGAATATCTGTTGAGGTGTTTTGTCTCCCTAATCCTGCAATTTGTAAAAATGTTTGTTTGTCGGTTGGTCTTACTTTTTTTGTTTCAGCTAACTCTGCTAACTCTGCTTTTACTTCAGAAATCTTAGAACTGAATACTGACTTTCTGTTTGCAGTAGATTCAAGTTCATTCTTAGCAGCCATCAATTCCATAGTTCTATTTAGAACTTCTTTATTGACACCGCCTTCAGTAGCATTTAAAACATTTAAAGCATCTTGTCTTAAGCCAAGATTTTTTTGAATACGTTGGTTTACATCTGTGCTTATCTGACCAAGACGCTCCATGTTGTTAGACCAATTAGAAACTTTCTCAGGAGTAACACTCATTTTAAATCCGAGCTCTTTATTTATTCCTTGTATAGTTGTTAGGTCATTTGCAATTGTGACATTGTTTTGACCTCTCATATCAAGAGCCATATTTAAAGCAGCAAATGGAGCGTTGTTTCCTAACCCTCCAATACCTTCAGCAAAAATTTCCTTCCAATCTATTTCATCTCCCGCATTTAATTGAGCCATTAATTCTCCTGTAGATTCAGCAAGAGGGTCAAACACAATACGCTCACCAACTCCTGTCAAAGCTCTTCTTCCTAAAGATGTGGTTTTTCCAACTTGAAACAATCTACCCGCAAGACCTGCGGATAGCATATCAACAATTGCAATAGGAATACCCCTTGCAGTTCCTCTTTTCCCGCCTTCAGACCACACGTTCTCATCCTGTAAAGCCATTTTCATTTCTTCAGGATTCATTATGTTATACCCATTATCTCTTGCGGCATCCATAATTGAGTTGGTATATTCTAATGCAAAGCCTGTTGCAGAAAACCCTGTTCTAAGACCCCAACTAAAACCGGTTAAGGCACCTCCCGCAGTTGTTACTACACCACCGGGTCCTGAAACAAAACCTGTCGCACCTATACCTGCTCCTATACCTGTTCCTGTTGCTGCAGAACTACCAATAATCTTCCACCCATAAGGTAGCATTTGAGAGATACTATTACCTGCCATACTAACTGCAAGTTCTGCCGGATTGTCTTTAAAGGCATTCCAAGACTCTCTAAAACCTTTTGCTTGGTGCCAACGTGCCATAGCTCGACTTGTCTTTCCGGTGTTTCCGGCTTCCATATAATCAACAATTGCTGAAGCAACATCTGATGTGTCTGAATCGCTATCAATATCTTTTAAACCAAGAGCTAATTTTAATATTTCATTTCCTGCCTTACCTCTATACCATCCTTGCTCAATTTCATTAGACATTCCTGCCCAATTTTCTACTATCTCTCCACGCAGGTTTTCATCATACTTACTGTCTAAATAGGTTTGTGCTACCTCGTAAGTGTTGGCAGCTTGTTGAGCCAAATCTTTTGATGCTTTGTATGTTGTTAATATAGAGTCTTTCAGTTTTACTCCTTCTGCATCATCGGGAACATAATCATTAAGCTCATCTAATGTTACACCAAACTCACTAAGCGATTTAGTTAATAATTCATTTTCTACATATTGCACAGAAGCATTTTGCATAACTGCTTCTTTGGTAATTTTCTGATATTTTTTATCTATGTATACATCATAATCTTCCCGAACTTCTTGCAAGTCATCGTCTTCATAAAAATCATATAGGTTATCTACTTTGTTTTGAGTTACCTCTAATATATCAGGTAAGTCGCCTCGAACAAATCCATCTTTACCGTAAAAATCTTTATATAATTCTTGCTCTTCAGAAGATAAGTCTTTAAACTCTCTTGGGTTATCTAACACATCCTCTATAAAAAGCACTTGGTCACGAGCAGTTTCATAGTCGTTAAAGTTTCGTGTCATTTCTAAGTAATCATAACCACGTTCTGAGAAAAAAGCATCTCCTTCAACATCCGCATTTCTAACTTCCTTCCAACTTCCTTTTGCAAAATCATCCGCCTTTTTAGCATCTTCAAACACAAACAACTCACCTCTTTTTACTGCTTCATTGTAAGCCTCCATGCCGGAAAGCTCCACCCAATAATCCGGATTGTTAGTTTGAATAGATGGGTTCTTAGGGAAAAGAGTAGGGTAAACCACATCTTTACCATCTATGTTTGCTGATTCAAATAATACAGTAGATTCAGTTCCGTCAGCATTTAATCTTGGAGTTTTTCTTAAATTTTTTGCACGAAGTGAAGATTGCATAAAATTGCTTTCCACTTCTTCCCTTCTTTCTTCAGGCTTACGTGCATACTTTGTAACAAAATCTTTGACTTTTTGAGATTCCCCTACTGCTCCTTTATTAGTAAAGGTGTCAAGGTCTATAGTTTCTGATACTACTTCTCCATTAGGTAAAACAGTAGACATTTTCATTGCATCACCGAGTCCTGTTTTTACAAAAGTAAATCCATATTTAGCATATAGATTATTAAAGTAAGCAACTCCTTCATCTTCCTCTAAACCAATCGCTTCTGCCGTGGTATAGTCTAATGCGTCTATAAATTCCTTAGAGTTTATAATGTCTTTTCTGTTTGCTTCTTCTAATGCAACTTGTTCTGCTGCTTTTTGTTTTTCTTGTGATTGTGAAAATTTAAGATTTTCTAATTCTTTATCCGCATTTTTTCCGGTAATACTAATATCCGCAAACCTTTGTGACTGTGCTCGGTCTACACGGTCTTGGTCGGGATACATACCGAGTTGAGACATAGGGTCTCGATATCCTGTAGTTCTCGTATCTTGTCCTGTAACATTAGATGGTGAAAAATCAAATTTTAGTTTTCCATTTTCATCAACTTGAATTTCAGAAATATCTCCTTGTAAATCTTGTTTAGGTTTTTGAGAGTCCAAAGAACCATCCCCCGATGGAGAATCCAAACTTGGTTGAGCCTTGTCTTTTTTTTTTACCGTACCTATGGAATCTAAAAAATCTATAACTGATACATCTGTTTTGTATGATGGGTCTAATTCTCCCATATAGCCATAAATTTGAGACGCATATTGTTGGCTACCCATTTCAGTAATAAAATCTTCAAATACCACGTCTTGCTCAAACCCGGCATCATTTGATACTATGTAGTCATATACTTGTCTTAAATATTCCTCATTCATAATCGAGTCTTATTAATAATTAACCCCCGGGTCTTGGAGCACCACCGCCTCCTGCAACTGTTTTCTTTGTTTTCTGTTCCTTACGCTTACCATAATCATCAGAATATTTTTTCTTTCCGTCTTCATCTAAAAGCATTTTTTGTTGTTCTAAAGACTTGTTAAGTATTTGTTGATATATAGCTTCTAATTCAGTTTGAGCCGTATTCCCATTCTTCAAATTAACTTCACCAATTTTCTTACCGTTCTTATCTTGAATATAAATTCCTCTACCCGCATTAAATGTTCTAACTTTTATATCAGACATTCCCGGTAAAGAAGATAACTGTGCTTTTACGGTGGCAACCGCAGCTTTTTCTTGGTCTTTAGTAATTGCAGGTCCTGCATCTACGAGTGCGTCAGCAGGTTTTAATTTAGCACCTTCGTTTTCTTTGTATGCTTCATCAAATGGTAATGTAACTGTTTTTTGTCCACGTGAACTAAAGTCATATTCAGTACCCGACAACACAGGCTTGGTAAGGTCTAATTTACCTCTTGTAATCACTTGATTAATGTCAGCAATTTTGTTTTTGTCAGGCAAGACAAAGTTCATACCCGCTTCAACAAAGTCGGTTTGATTATCACCAAACGTAATTGTTTCACTTGCTCTTCCATCATTAAATGATATTGAAACACCTAAGCCGTCTTCAGTTAAATTTATTTCTTCTACGTTAGGATTGAATGCTCGTAATGAATCTGCCGCTTTTTGTTTCTGCTCTTTAGTACCATAGTATAATTGAGAGAAATTACTAACAACACTTACTTGTTGGTCTTCAGCATTTCCTTGGTCAACTTTTGCAGGTGGTTCATATGGTGTAGTACCTGCAGATTTGGTTTTTTCAGTTTCATCTATTCGTGCACGTATTGCAGTTCTCATTCTTTCTTTCACAACTTCTTCTTGGTCACCTGCAAACTGAACTTTACCCGCAGCATTCTCACTACGGTCAATGTACATTAAATTTCCGTCTTTTCCTTGTTTGTCAAATTCATCCTTGTCGTAGGTAAAAGTATATTTTTTACCATTAGGTGCATTTAACACACGGTCGGTAAGTACAGAAGATATATTGTTTGGGTTCTTCATCATTGCTCCAACTTGGTCGTCTTCCCATGCCCTATAGTTAGAAACAAAATCCTCATCTTCTTGAGAATAATCCCCTGTTTTAGCGTCTACTTTTTGAACAATTGTATTTAGGTTACCCTCCGATGCATATTTAACTACAGAAGTTTCAATAGCACCTAAGCTACCGGCTGCATTTATTGCTGCGGCATCAAGGTCAAACCTATCGTATTGAGACTTGAGTCTCCCTCTTAATTCAGGAACTGTAGCAAAATCACTTGGGTTGCTTGAAATTTGACCGTTAACTCTTTTGCCTACACTTATAACTCCATTAGTAGGGTTTATATATCCACCCACATTACGAAGGTTTCCAAGACCTTCTGACTGCTCCATTTCCCATACCTCTCTGAATGATGATTCGTCTCCTTCCCATCGTGACATTTTGGTCTTATATTCTTCTTGATATTCTTTTGCAAGGTCAAACATTTGAGATGTTCCTGACATTCCGTTTTGTCTATTTCTTGTGTAATCTCTAAGAGAAAGTTCTCCGGACTGTAGCAAACGGTCTTGCATTAATCTGTATTCTTGCATTCCATTAGAAAAATCTGCAATAAAAGTGTTACCTTGGTCGTAGTCACCGGTGGGAGCATTAGAAAGTTCTTCCCCAAATTTTCGAGAGGCATCTTTTATCTCTTCTTTCTTTTTAAACCTTGCTGCAGTTTCAGCCTTAAGCATGTCTGTAACACCCTTGCCAACTTCTGCCCAATTTATTTGGTCCTCTACTTCACGCTTTACATATTTATAATAAGTCATACTCTAATTTCCTTGAGATTTTTTCCAATCTAAAAACTGTTGATACTCAGAGTTCATCGACCCGGCTCCATATTCCATACCAAAAGCATTGTTAAATTGTTTAGGTGCATATGATGCATAAGCAGTTTCATAAGCATCACTTCCAAAAATCTGCCCTTTTTCTGCACCTGATAATCCCGATTTAAACCTTCTGAAATCTCTATTTTTATAATTTGAAAAATCTATATTTTTTAACTGTGTGTCTCCTACTTTTATATTGTCAAATGATTTATCAGAAAAGTCCATGTCAGCTACTGCTTTTCTTTGACCTCCTATGTTTTGACTAAATAACGGAACCATTGACAACCCTTGTTGTAATGCGGCACCTGCCGATTGAATACCTTGCATCTTAGCAGCCTCGGCTCGTCTACCTGCGTCTGCCGCAGCCATTTGAGCACCTTCGACTTCTTGTAAATCTAATTTGACGTTCATATCTCTTAAACGAGAATCTTCATCTGCTTGTAATTTTTCGAGTTTATTGACTTCCTGTTCTTGTGCGGCACGAATTTTACCTTGACCTTCTTGTGTGGCTAATTGAACTCTTCCTACTCCGGCTGCAGCTCCTCGCTCATCACCTTCCACTACTGCTTGAGTTGCACCTGCCGCTTGTTCTAATATTTTTTCTCTTTCAATATTATATACTTCTTTGTTGACACTTAATTCATCAAAAACATTGACTTCAAGTTTCTTTCTTGCTTCTGCCATCATTTTTTCCGCCCTAAGTTGAGCTGCCTCTCGTTCTCTTCTTGCGGCTCCGGCTTGTCCAAACGACATCGCAGATGAACCAATGGATACTGCTAAACCACCAATACCTAAAAATAATCCTGACATAATAACTTTTCTTTTTTAATTACACTTATGGGTAAAGTTTTATAATCTTCCGTGTATACATCTGCTTCTGCATCTTCAAAGGTTTTAGCCTCGGTTTTATACACACAACACCACTTAGTATCTTCATGCATATACAATACTCTTTGAGTTCCTATCTGAGTAAAAATAATGTGAGGTGCTTTTATTGTTACAAGTTCCCCACTATCAGTCAAATATGACACTTTACCTTCAAGCAAAAAAGATGGGTGTTGTTGTTTGTGAATCATAGATATTATAAAATGTCCCTTTGGAATAAACATCTGTCTTGTATACAAACCACCCTCTAAAGTTTGTTTAATTGGGTATACTTGTTTACAAATTTCACTTTGTTCTTCACCACACTTATGCGTAATTGCTTGGTCAAACTTACTCAAATCCTCTCTAAAGGTTTCTATTCTTTCCCAAAGCATTCCCCTGTTTTGATTTACATAATTTAATATGCTTTCAGGTTTATACTCCTGAACCTCTACAGAATCTTGCATATAATTAAATTTTATTTACAAAGATAGTAAAATTTAAGGGAAAGATTTCATCACTTCAGATTCAACCGCAAACAGTTCTGAAGGATTAATGGCAATAGTTTTGTCTAAAGTAAGAGTAAACTCACAGTAATGCCCCAAAATACCATGTGATTCTGCTATAGGATTCTTAATATAAAGAAAATAAGCATCATTTATAGGGACAGGATAAGTAGTACCCGCCACCGTAGTAGTGTCAATTACTAATTGATTTATGCCATTTACTTTATCTACTTGGATATCAGTAATTACACCCGCAAATTGAGGGGTGTCGTAGGGAGGTACTGAAAAATAAAGATAATCTCCAACACTAACGATACTTCCAATATTAACATTCAAATTAAAAAGTATTTCATATGCTGCAGCAGGACCGTTTTCGGACACACTTCTGCCTATTCCATTTAAAGAACGTAATTCAAAAGCACCTTGCGTTACACCTGCACCTGTATTGTTATTGGTTCTTATAAAAGCAAACCAATCTCCCTCTTTTCGCTCATACCAATTTTCTGTTGGACCTGCGGTAATATATCCATTGTTTTGAATGTCAGTATTACCATTAAAACTCCAAGCATCATCACTTTCTAAATTAATAGTTTTAAATATTTTATTTTGTAAAGGTTGCTCATTAAATACTGTAGAGATAGTAGAGTCGTAAGTGGTTCCATAAAAAGTATTATAGTTACTATTGACATTGTGTCTAAACAAATTACCACCTTTAAAGGTGTAAAAGTATTGATTCATTCCTATCATATAATCAGGAAAGTAAGAGTAAAAAGATGGAAATCCTTTTGAACCTTCGCTATATGTTAATGTATAATTTTCGGGCATAATTAACAGTTTGTTAGTGAGTTTATAATACCATCTCCATCGACAACCATTGTCTTTCTAATTACACCTACCTGTATATAGTAAGTTCCTTGAGATGCTTTTACAGAGCCGTTAGGGTCTACAACGCAAAATTCATTTACTGCAGGGTCCCCTGCAAGTCCTCCTGAATTTGGAACATTAAAATAAGTATTAGGCAAGTTAGCGGTTAAGCAATCCGTTCCTCCGGTAACAAGGTTGGATGTTGAAAACCCTGTCAATTGAACCGGACAGTTAATACCAAGAGTCCACCCTGTGTTAGCACAAGGACCAAATATCTCAACACTTACAACTTCCGGAGTTTGAAGTGGTTTAGGTATATACAAAGTGACCGGACCCGGAGACGGAATAGTTAATCGAACATCACCGCCATTACCGGTAACTACACCATTTGACCCTGTTGGGTCAAAATTTGCACCGTTAAAGTTAAAAGTATTTTCTCCTGAATATCCTCCACCATTTAAAGTTTGTGCAATATTACAATCGCTATTTATATTTCCAACAAAAGTATAATGTCCATTGGTGTTTGAGGATAAATATCCTTGAGTTGCACTTGTTGTCTCGTTATAGAACTGATTATTGTATTGTACCCTTATACCATCGGGTATTGCAGATACATTAAAATATAAAATAATAGCACCTACTGAACTTCCTGTCCCAAAATTCACGGTATAAATTCCACCACCACCACCGGCATTAATAGAAGTATTACAGGGTAAAACACATGAAGGACAAATAACAACTGCTAACAACACTCCACCTACTTGTTCTCTTGAAATGACAGAGTTTGAATAAAATCCATCAGGTGCAGGTGTAGTTAGGGTGGCATCTGTAAATACTGCAGTAGCAGTCTCTAAAGTTGAACCGTCTATAAAATAATTTCCAAAAACTCCCATATCTAAATTTTATTAAGGTATTTGATTTGAACACTCACAATCAACCAATTCCACATCAATGTTAGGGTCTGCAAAAACCTCGGTTGCACATATTGCAACTGACCCAAATCCGGGTACATCAATTTGAGAAGGTTTTATGCAATCCACATAAAAGAATGTTATTGTGTTTTGCGTATTGTTTATCAAATTATATTCTTGACAAACTTGTATACAATTAGACACCAATGATATTCCTGTTATAGTATCTTGTGCCACTCCGCTCCCTGATGTGTTTACTACTTCGTAAATACACCCGTCTTGCAAAGTTACAAAACTCCCAACAAATACCGTAAAGCCTCCGTCATTTACCGGGAATGATGGTTGAACATCACCTCCACAGTTTTGAACTGTAACTAATTGAGGTGAAGGAGTTAGGTTGCAATCACAATCTCCAACTTCAGTAATTATTAATGCAGGGTCATATGGTTGTATGTCTTTTGCACAAGTAGGGAAAACAACTATATCTTGTGGACCAACTGTAAGCGTGTTGGTACTGCCATCACATTGGACATACGTTATTGTTTCTGAAACATTTGTCGGATTTTCTATTCTATATTCTTGACATACCTCATTACAATCAGTAATAGTAAGTATGTTAGTAATAACTTCCCCTGTTCCTGTTAGTGGGTCACTTGTTGTATTCATTACTTCAAACACACAATTATCTTCACTCCAAGATACAAAATCGCCTACCTGAGCATTTTGCCCGAAAGGAACTATATGAGTCTCATCAACAGTTTGTAATGAACATTTTTTAATTAATAAATTGCTTGGTTGACAACTTACTAAAACTTTGGATACGCCGGTAGCAGAAGTTAAATCTGTAGCAGCTATGGTAACTGTTGCTCCATTAGCAATTGGAATAAAAGAAGCTACACCTGAACAATCTGTGTATTGATATAATATAGGTGAGCCTGAAGCATTAGTTATTTCATACTCTTGACACACATCTAAACAAGACGATTCGCTTTCTACTTGATTTATTGTTTGAGTTGGTGTTAAACTTGTTAAAGCTAACACTTCCCATCTACAATCTGTATTTGACAATATACTTACAATGTCGCCTACTTTAGCACTTGTAGACCCTTGAGATATTGTTTCCAAAGGAACAATTGCTCCGTCAGCTCTACATTGTTGAATGCGGAAGTTAAGCGGAGTGTTACACTCGCATCCACTATATTGAAGCGTTAAGTCCGCATCTAATGAAACCTGCCCCCCTGTTAAACATATAATATTAGAAGAAGCCGGTGGGATAGTTTGGCTTTGTTGTTGGAATAAGCAATCAAAATAAATTATAGTTCTGAAAAGAGTAGAGCTTGTATTAGTAACGATGTATTCACTACACTTAGAACTACAATTAAAGTTTGAAGAGAAACTATCTATAGTTGTCCCGCTCCCTGTTGCTGAAACAACAGATGTTATTTCGTAAGCACATCCATTAACAAAAACAAAGAATCCAATACTTAGATTTCCTGCTGAATCCAATACCGTAATTGTTTCAGGTATTGAAGCAGGGGTAGTAGTGACCGCAGAGTTTTGGCATAATTCTGCCTCATAGTAAATTTGATTACAAACACAGTCTATTAGCGTAACATTAAAATTACCGAGACTACCGGTCCAATTTGTAATTTCTCGAGCACATAATTCTATAGTAGTTTCGTCATTAATAAATAATGTCTGAACAATACCATCGCAGTCCGTATACGTTAGGTCACCCCCACCTTCTTTTTCTGCACTATTTTCTATTTCATATCGTTGACAGACCTCAGAACAATCAGTAAATGAAGAAGCACCTAACATATTAAAGGTTGCTACTTGAGAAACATCAACTTGTAATACTTCCCAAACACATTGTTGATTGCTACCGTCAGTTATTGTTATTAAATCACCAACTGTTACATTAAATCCTGTAGTATCCGCATATCCTATTTGTGGGTAAGTTAAACTTTCATAAGAACTTTCACATCTTCTTACTTCCGACACAATTGTCGGAGGTAAAACAGTACAATCACAATCAATTAAAGTAAGCGTTACATCACCTACCAATGTAGAAATAGTTTTAGCACAAATGGTTTCGGTATTTCCAATACCAAGACTTATTGTTATACTATCATCGTCACAATCAACATATGTGACATCGTAAGCGGTATCAGGACTTGTATTTGTAACTTCATATGTTTGACAAACATCTGAGCAGTCTGTAATATCAGTTCTAATTGTTGTTACTACTGCGTTAAGAGGGTCTTGTGTTTGTTGTACTACTTGATAAACACAATCATCATCACCTACACTAAGCTCTACAAAGTCCCCTATTATTAAACCACCTGCTTCAGTTATTATATATTCTACTACAGGGTCTGTGGTGCTTAAGTTACATTTCTGAACTCTTAAGTTATCTCCTGTTTCACAATCACAACACACATCAAATGGGTCAATATTGCCATAACATAATTCCACTTCTGTTGGTCTTCTATAATCGTATATTAAATACAAATATTCTTCGTTTGTATTTGGCATAGGAAACTCTACTTGATAAGTGTTTGGACCACCTGTTATAGGAGTTCCATTAACTGAGGCTGCCATTAAAGCTGCCATATCATTTGGAGTGTTTGCATAAAAAGTATTACTTCTTAAGTATCTCAACTCATCTAAAGATGGGTCAAACACATAGTCATCAATAGGTAAGATTCTATTAGAAATTATTCTAACAGAAGCCGTATTAGCCGGTATAAAGCCTCCACCTTGAGGACCGCTTAATTGAGTATACTGAGATATTAAAGGATTTTGTGTTCCCGCAACGAGCTCTACTTGTTCGCTATGTAAAGGAGAAATAAAAGCTCCATCAGTCCATCGGTATTCATTGTGAATAAACTTGTCCGCATCGGCACTAAGAGAATAACAAACTTGAATTATAGTTATTTCCGTGACCGCAGGGCAATTAACAGTTACTTCTAAGGTGGTGGTACCTGAACTTTGAATAGACACTTCTACGGTATCCTCTGCTACAGAGTTTTTATCAACTATTAAAGTACCTGAAACAGTTGTATTACCTGTACTCACAGTTGTATTGTCGTATTCTGCATCAATGTTAAATGATGGAGTAACTCCAATTACATTGTAATCTATACTTACATCACCTACTAAATTTCCTACGTCAACGCAGAAATTTGAAGATGAGTTAGATGTAATAATTATTGTTCGAGTTATACCACAATCAATACAAACAGGTGTTGTAGGTAGTAATTCAGAAGTAGCACTTAATACGTATTCATTCATGTAAGGGTCATATCCGCCAAGTTTCTGAGTTCCAAAAGAACCTAAGAATAAGTCTCTAAACCAAGACCTCATTCCTGCTTCTGATATTACAGTTAACCTTTCGCTTTGACCTGATGTCCCTGTTAATTGAATTACCGCTCCTCTTTTTGCGTCAGTAAAAAATTTATTAGGTCCCCATTTTGCATAACTTTCCGGGTTAAAGCTAATACCATATTCTTCAATCCGAGAAATTTGCGTACCCAAAACTTCAGGGATAGAAGCGATAGAGCCTCCGCCTGTTGAGTCAGATAAAAGGTTTTTACCTTGAAGCACATAAGAAATTTTATCCTCTTGTAATGTGAGTATGTCTGTTTCTCTTCCGTCTATTTTAAATATAGGTCCAAAGTTTTCTTCAATAGGTTTAAAGTTTAGTAATCCAAGATTAAATTCATTTAGCTTATTAACATTAGATTCATCATTAAACACACCACTATAAGTTAAGTCAGCAAACCTTCTTACTTGCTGATAGTCTTGAGCTGATGTCGTAAATATTCTGTTTCCTAATTCAAGAGTTTTCCCTTTTATAGAGTCACGTGCTTGATAGCTTTCAACTCCATTACCAAAAGAATAACAATTAAAAAATTCTGTAGAAATAATTGCAGGAATACTTCCGGTTTGGTTTTGAATGTTTCCTGTATGCGTCCCCTCAGTTAAAGGTGAGCTATTAATCGTAACGTCTGCAGGAAACTGCGGAGGTGTTGAAGGGTTTATTGTAACTGAATTACAAACTCCAATTACATCTACTATGTTATTGTCATTTTGTACAATAATAGAAGATGATTGATTATTTATATCTAAATAGTCAAACTGAATAGGTGCATTATTTGTGTCTACCTGTAATTTAAAAAGACATTTGTTGTTTCCCTGAATAATTGGGTAAGAGACAGAACTCTCAAACCATACATCAGGTAAAGCATCTTGAGTTGGGGTTTCAAATGCAATGAAAGATGTGCTTCTAATAACCTCAATAGTCACTTGAAGTGTTGTCTTTTTTCTACTATTTCCACTATATCCTTTTGAGCTCTTCCAACTAAAAAACGTACGTCCATTACTTGTTGTAAATTGACAAGAGATTTGTCCTGCACTACATCCTTGAAGAAAACCTCCATTAAGAATTGGATTGTAATTTATAGCACCTACACCTGACCCTTCATCTGAACCTTGAGCCTCTAATATACCTGCAATGTTACTATTATCAAACCATTCTTTGAAATTATCATACTCTTGGTCAACAGTAAAAGTTTGGTTTACTGACCATTTTTTAAAAGGCACTCGTCTAATTCCTCTACGTTGATTTAATATTTCAATTCTTACTCTACTACCTGCCGGAAGAGAGTAATCTACATAGGTCCCCGGGTTAGCACTATCTTCAATATCTACAGGATAGCTTACAACTCTACAACCTGAACCATTACTACTAATTAAACCGTAATTTACGACAGGATTATCTCCTACATCTGTATTAAATTCATTTGCTCTTATTTTCATATAAGTTCCTGTAGGTACAGGAATTTCTGCTCCGTTTAAATCGAGAGGAGCAGGATTAAGAAAATCCCTTGGTTGAGATTTTTTTTCTAATACTGTAGCAAATGCACATCTATTTACCGGTCCTGTTGCATCACTCTTAACTTTAAGAATATCTCCTTCTTCAACCTTCGTAGAGTTCTCACCGTCAAGTAAAAAATAATCAGCTCCCGTAGAAGGGTCTGTAAAAAAGAATGTAGTAAAAACATTAAAACCTCCCTCTTGGTCTTGTTTAATACAAAACTTATATCGTGTTGCAAAAGCAGGTGCAATTTGTTCAGGTGGTATTGTTATTTGTATTTTGTTTTGTAATTCACTATTGGCACACGGAACAGATATTGTGTTGTTTGGACTTACAAGAGCAGTTGTTGCACGATTAAAATCATCCATATAAATAATACCAACTTCGTATGTTCTATCACTATGTAAACTTGTTGGGTTACCTATTTCTAAAAAAGTAAAATCTGCACCTGTAATTTCATAGTATTCGTAAACACTAACTGTAATAGCCGCTCCTGTAGGGTCGTCAACAAATCGCATAGCGGGTAATACAAAACCAATATTGTTAGAACCGGGAGAAGCCTCTATCCTAATCGGTTGTCCTGCCGTTGATATACCACTTTCAAGTTTAGTTAAGTTGCCTAAATTATTATTTATAATACAATTAAATTCATCGGTAAAAGTGGTTCCATCACACGCATCAACTACAGGTTCTATGTTTGTTATACTACCAACTGCATCTATAAAAGAAACACTTGTAGCGAGTTCGTATACACTATTGTAATCTTGCGGTAATATAAAACCAAATGATATTTCAGCACTTTGCGTGGTTACATTAGGGAAGTCCGCAGGATTACCTGAAAACTGACTGTGTGTAAAAAATATTTGAATAGAGATAGAAGCTCCTGCTTTAAGCTCTAAATCCCCAACGTCTATAAAAGCAACTTGAGATTGATTAACTGCTACCACCCCATCTATGGTATAAACTGTAGCAAATAGTTCTTCTTCAATATCTTTTAATCCAATTATATTAGCTTCTAAATCTGCCGTATATTCTAATTGCGTAGGAAATCCACCTGCAGTTACAATATCTCTTTGTTCTAAATAATTTGCATAAATTAATCTATTACCCATTATAGTTTGAGCAGTAGATAATAAAGGTACGTTGTCGTATAATCTTAAAATTTCACTTGATGGTAGTATTGTAAATATTTTTTGGTCACTAAATGTGTAAGTATATTCTGTGTTATTAAAAAGTCCTAAGTCTTCTTTGTTTAGTTTTTCAATAACTTTAATAGTACCGGAGTTCATGTCTTTGAATAGCAAATCAACACCCACTACTAATTCACTTCCGGAGTTGTATGTTATTTCAGCTTGATTCCCAAGGTTTAACATTCCATCATTTAAGCCTTTTGCAAAACTAAATTGAAAAGGACTTGGTATAAAAGCAGGTGCAGAAAATTGTGAGGTTGCGGAGTATTCACTATCAGCGTATTTATACCTGTATGCAAAACTTATAAACTTATCTTCTAAAAAATTATTTTGCCCTGAAGTTGGTAAAGTTTTAACAAGCGGAGAATTTAATGGTGGCTTCTTAATTACAAGAATAGATTCAGCAGTAAAAGCATCAATTGCTGCTTGAGGATTAGGATAGTCTCTTTCTGTGTTTATAAATCTTGGAGGATTATAATTATCAGTAAAAAACAATAACTTTGAATCTACTAAGTTTACACCGTTAATTAAGTAATCTTCGTTAAAATTTAAAGTAGTATTTATATTACCACCATCATTAACACTAATAACGTGGTATGTTAAGATGTTTGTTAAAACATTAAGAGAAACAATAAGGTCTAATTTGTTTGTAACTTGAGAAGTAAAACCGGGGTCCGTAACAAACCAATATATAGTTTCATTCGCACCATCCTCAAATGCACCTATACATTTTGCTTGACCCGACAAAGGTATACCTTCGTATTCAAGACTTGTTAAAGCAACATTCCCTTTTGCATTTTCTACAGAGCCAATTTCTGTTTCTTCTGTAGAACCTAACCTTACGTTTAAGGCATCAGTATATTGCCCATTAGGAATAAGTCTCTCATCGAGACCTTTGTTCATAATACCCGCAATAAAATTTCTCTGTGTATTCGCCATTTTTATTTAAGCCATTTATCCTTGCCTCTTAAATTCATAAGTAAACGACCCGGATGTATATTACTTATTCTAATTTTTGCATTACGCAATAAAGCACTTTTTCTTTTACGAGCTCGTGCGATAATATATTCTTGAGTCATTGCTTTAGAGTTAAGTATTGCATACTCGATATAAGCATAAATATAATCTTCAAATAATTTATTAACACTAATTTCTGTATTGTCTCCACCCTCCATTCCATCTGAAACATACTCAAGAACTATGCTTTGATTTGCTAAATCAGAACTAAAGTTTATTACTCCTCCTTTTTTGTTTATACTAAAAGTAGGATTAGAGTTGGCGGTTTCTGTATTTAAACCATACCGAGCTCCTATTGAATAATCAAAATACCACAAACCATCACAACAATACCCCTCCAATCCATTAAAAGGACTATTAGAGTTTAAATAAATCGACCTTGTACTTCCTTTAATTCTATCTATATCTAACTCTGAGAATTGAGGACTTAACGCATTTCCTTCATGGTCAAATAATATCCTACAATTATTGTCTTGCAAATATGCATCAGACCAATTTGTTTGAATGTTTTCAGTTAAAGGGTAAAGCATTCCATTTTTATAAATAGAAATACGGACCCAATTTACATAATCAGATGGTAAAACAAATCTCAATGAATTACAAATAGTTAATTGTAAAATTTTTATTTCTTTAAATGCATCGTAATTTAATTCCTGTATACCTCGTTTAGCGTGAAACAAAACTTTATATCTTTCCTCGTTGTTTATCAAGTTATGATTACCTGCATACATTAACATAAAATTGTTTACGATATCATACAATGACACGTATTGGTAAGAACCCCAATTAGCATCTTCGGGTTGGTTCCCATTGTTTTCATAATATTCGTATTGTGATATATATGGCATAATCTATTATTTTTCGTCTGTGTCTTCTTTTGTTTCTAAGCCTTGTGCAAACTGTACGGCTCCTACTTCTCTAATTGACATACCTGCATATTGTAAAATTTTTAAAACTAAAGTTGGCTCATCAGAAATTGATAATTCAAAATCTTGAAAGTCAGATTGAGTTTGGTCAAACGAAGGTTCGCCTCCTAACAAGGTAACATATGTCCATTTAGGGTCATTAGGATATCTTATGTATTGACATTCTACGGCACCGATAGTGTTTATACTTGCAGGAAACAAACTTAAATTAGGTTCCTGTTGAGTATATGCCGGAAACATAGTTGAGGGTGCAGTAAGCAAAGAATTATTAAGCATAGTAATTTTGCTTTGTGTAACTTTTTCTGCTTCATTTACAACACCATCGTCATAAATAACATAGTTTTGTGGAAACACCGTAAATATATCTGCATTAAGTTGAAGCGTGGTAGGGTTTACTACACTTACAACTTTAGCAACTTGTTGTGTTGTAACATTTCCAACAATATCTCCAACACCAACACCGGCTGCAATAAAGTCTGAAGAGTTATCTTCAAGACCATTTACCACCGCATTCGTGTTTACACCTGAAGCCAATAAACGAGTGTAAGCTAATACTTTATTTAACAAGTAATAATTATCGTTTGTTGTACTTGGACTTGGGGTAAAAAACTCATTATTAACATTATGTAATAAAAAGTTAGTTTTGGAAAATATATTTATTACTTCCTCGTATCCTTTTTTGATATCGGCATATCCTGTCCCTGATGCTCTTGCATTTTCTTTATTTATTTGATAGTTGTACTGATAAAAATAATCTTCAAAAATATCTAACTGTGCCTGTTTAGCAAATAAATTAAAGTCAGAGGGTGAGATGTACCCATAATTATTTTTATTTAGTACAGACAATACCGTATTTCTTACCGAATTAATCATTCCTAAAATGTTTAATACAAAGATACACAAAAAAAAAGAGGGTAGTTAAACCCTCTCTTCCTATTATTATGATTAAAAACCAACACACCTTTCACACGTGTTGAGCCTACAATATACAAATTACATTTGACTTTCCAAATATTTTAATTGGTCTATTCCATCTTCACTCTTAAACCAATCTGCTAAAAATTCTTGTGGGTCAACCCCAAATGGAATTGAAGTCATTCTTTTTTTATTTCCCTCCATATTAAAATAAACATCTTTTCTTTTATTTCTATAACTCAATAATTTATTGTCAAAAAATAATTGAACTTGAGATTGCAATTTAACATTAGGGTCATTTATAAGGTTTAAAAAACCTTGTGGATTTCTCTTTGCAAATATTAATATATCTCTTTTTAATTCAGAGCTACTCAATTTACTGACATCCGTATTAAAAACCACTCGAGCAATATTTTCCATCTGCTCTATGGATAAAGATTTAGCCTCTACTAATGCATCAACCTCTGCAGTTAACACCTCTACTTCAGCAGCAGCATCTTTTTTGTGGTCCACTTCAACAAACTTTTTTCCATTTAAAGGGTGATAGTGTAAAAACTCCTGTAGTATAGGATTCTTTTTAGACACCCTAAGCATTCCATCTTCAAAAATTACAGGAGTAACAACTACGTTACCATCTTGTTCATCTACAAATGGACTTCTTTGGTTTATTGAAAATCTTAATTCTCTATTAATCCCTTTATCTTCGTCAAAGTATAACAAAGCTGCATTACGGGAACTTCTTGAAGGAATGATGCACGACAATGGTGCTCTATCTCTTGTGAGTTTATAAACTCTATCTTTTAATTCTGCTTTTTTCATTTTTAAATAATTTAATTTTAATTCAATTTATAATAAAAGGAGAGGTGTCTTTGAAGACACCTCCCTTTTAAATTCAATATTAGTCTTCGAAAAGGACGAAGTTGTTCGCACCCATTGTACAAACACATCTTTCTGATAAGAAGTGTACCTCCATAGCATCTAAGCTACTTGTAGCTGCACCACCTGCAGAACCTGTAATCCAAGTCTTATATCTTCGGTCTTCAGTTTCTGAAGCTCTATATCTTACGTGTAGATAAGGTCTCTTAGCATTTTTGCCAAGAACTTGGTCGTACACAGATGTAGAACCTGCAGGAACAAGAAGTCCATTGATTGAACCGGAACCACCGACACCGGCTGCTCCTACTGCTAAACCACCTCTCATTGTAGGGTCGTTTAAGTATTTCCAATCAGTTTTATAGAAATCATATCCTCTACGGAATCCTGAGAATCCTAAGTTAAGAGCCATTTCCTCATCGTTGTCAAATAGTCCGTAAGACGTACCACCTCCACCGTAAGAGTTCTGTGCTGCTAACATATCATCAATAGCGAATCCGAAATCTCTATCTAAGAAGATAACATTTTCTTCAATTGCACCTTGAGCATCAAGTCTTCCGATGATTGCATCGAAATCTCCTAAAGCGTCAGGTACACCACCTGTCCATAGGTTACCTCTGTTTTGAACAGTATAGAATATACCTTCAGAACCTTTGTTACCATAGTCAGGGTTGTCAGCCGGAGTAGCCGCACCTGAACCTGCTTCTGCAGGAACCGCTTCTACCATAGCCGTTTCAAGATAGTCATCAAATCTTAAACGAGTTTCGTGTTCAGATTTCATGTACCATAAATAACCACTTGCTCCATTTTCAGTAGTAACTTCTACCCATCCAATTTGAGCCATATCAGAACCTGATACTGCGTACTTATCTTTGATAATGATTGGCGAATTTTCAAAGATGAAGTCATCAGATTCTAAAGAACCATTCATACCTACTGTACCTTTTTTAAATTCTGAACCATAAATAAAGATTGTCACATCTGCATTACCTGCACCTGTTCCTGCCGTTACAAGACCACCTGCTTCATAGAAAGCGACTGTAGCTTGTATTGGAGAAACGGTTAAGTCAACCGCAGTTACGATACCTTTATTTTCACCTGAACCATCATTTTGGTGAACCACAACAGTTTGCCCTTCTCTTAAAGCTATACCGCCTTGAGCTGAAAAAGGATTCTGTCCTGTGATTACTTGACCTGCAGGACCTGCAGGGTCATTGATTTGAAATGTTGCAACGTCAGCACCTTGTGCTGCAGCCGTGCCTACTTGAGTATACTTCACGTGAAGTCTACCTTGTTCTGCCCATTTCACTAAATCTGAGTTAGAAGGAAGCTCTGCTCCAACTAATCTTAAGAACGAACCAATCGTTCTGTTTCCATATCTCTCAAATTCCTTTTCATAAGTATCGGGTAGATACTGATTTAAGAAATCAAAGTTTTGGATGTAGTTTGTTGCCAACGGCACTTGTTGTGCGGACGGCTGAAGGTCAAAACCGGGACCTGTAAAATTTCCTGCCATTACTTTTAATTTTTAAAATTGTTAAATTACTTTTTATTACTTTTTATTTTTAAGCCTCTTCCACTCGAAGTAGATAAAGACCTAATTTGCAATCCATCCTTCCTGCTCCCTACTTGAGGTGACTTACGCTCTGTCATATCGACATTTTTCATTTTGCGTGTCACATCTTCAGTTGCATCAGACTTGCCTTGTTCATAAAAGAACTGAGCAAATTTTTCCGGATTCATTGCTACGGCTAATGCTCTGTGGTATCCTTCAGCATTATTAAGTAATCCTGTATCTTGGTCTATATACTTTTTTACAAAAGTAGAAGAATCAAGTTGAGATTCTCTAATTCTACTGCTATCACCGGGATTATAATTTAAAGTAGTATCTCCAATCTTGAAATCAAAACCTTTGAAATCTTGAAACACTTCATTGGTTTTATCAACAAACCAATTTCTTTTTCTTTTTAATTCCTCGTCACTATTTTTAGCCTCTGCTAAATATTGCTTAAAATCATTAAGTTCTTTTTGTTGCTCTTCAGAAACTCCAACCGTACTTGACTCAAGGGGTTGTTTGTACATTTCTTTTTGCTCCTTTAAGAACTTTTTGGCTTTCGCAATAGTTTTCTTTTTTGCCAACTTTTTTTTCTTTACATCTCTTTCCTCGTCAAGCTCTTCATCGTAAGTATAGTCATCCATAAGGACATCTATATCTTCTTCATCGGTAGCCTCTCCTGAAGAAAGAAAATACTCAGATAATAATTGGTCTTCAGACAGAGTAGAAAAATCTCGGTTTAGTTTAACATAATCCTCAATGGTTCTACCTGTTTTCTTTTTATACTCAAAATAACCTTTTACGTCTTCAGGCAATTCTTCGTTGTCCTTTTGTTGGTCGAAGATTTGGTCTACAGACGTAAACTCTTTTTCATATCTATTCTTAATAAATGAAAGAACGTCATCCTCTTTTAACTCAGAGGTTTGAGTTGTTTCTTTTGGTGTATCAGTATTTTCTTCTACACTTTCTTGCTTTTTTGTTTCCTGTTGTGCTTCAACAGTTGTAGTTTCTGCTTCCACATTAGTATTAGAGTTTTTAGCCTCTGCTACCTTTAATAGTTTTTCCTCTATTTCTGCTTGGGATTTTTGTTCAGCTCCCTCTACTGCTCTTACTTTTAATTCCATTTGATTTAATTTTTACAAAGTTAATAAATAAATTCCGTTCAAATTATTCACTTATTTAGGTGAAAATTCTGCTAAGTCAAACCCGTCTAAACTATCCTCGTTGGATTCAAATCTTTGAGGAGGTAAGTTGTTTTTACGTTGGTTTATAAGTTTAGATTGTTGGGTATTCTGTTGGTCTATGCGTGAAGACTTTGCGTCTTCTCTTTGTGACTCTCTTGATTTTAAAGCCTCTTCAGAAATATTTCTTAATTGCTGATTATAATTAAATTCTTCAGCCATTAATTGTGATTTCAATTGTGCTTCATTATTCATTTTTTCAATCTCAAAAGCTATCTCTGCTTGTTTAAGTTGCATCTTGCCTTGCATTTCTTGTTGTTGTTTTTGCATAGCAACTTGTGCAGCCATTTGTTGAGACTTCATATTTTGTTGAGCGACCATTGCTTGTTTTTGCATTTCCAATTGGTCTTCTCTTTCTTGCTTTTGTTTACGTTTAAGTTTCAATAACTGATTAGCAAGTTTAATATTTTTAAGTTCTCTAATATATATAGCATCTTCTAAGTTTATATCTTGTTTAGAAAGAGCCATTTGAATGTTTTGCTCAAGTTTTGCTTTTGCTTCTTCATCCGGTGAGACTTCAATAAATATTCCAAAATCATATATATATAAATCTTTTATTTGGTCAAGAATAGATACATTATATTTTCCTATTTTGTTTGCAAAATCATCTGCAAAATCAGCGTACTCTAAAATGTCTGCCACCCTATAAGTTAATGCTTCTCCTAAAGAGCGATATATATAAAGACTTCCGTCAAGAATATGACGTGTAGCTACATTAGAGTTTAATGCTGCAAGTTTTTGTAAACCGACCAACGAATTAGGGTCAGGTATACTTGCGTCTCTTGCTTCATTTAAACCTGTAACAGTTCTAATCATATTCAAATAATGATTATAATTAGTAAGAAGCATTTGAGTTTTACTTGCACCTGAACTTGATTGTAGTTCTTTAATAGGAACTTTACCTTGATTATATTCTCCGTCTTGCGTATAGCTTCTACCTATAACACTACCTGTTTGGAAATACAACCTAAGAGCATCTTCCGGATTATAAGCATTACCTGTGCCAAGGTCAACTTCGTTTAAGCCGTCAGCATCTATATATACTCCATCAGGAACTACTCTTGATATTACTTGTTGTAGTTTTAAATGAGTCATTTGAATTAAATCCGCAAAAGGTATCATTCTGCGAACCAACGATTCTAATACACCTTTATACATACGAGGTGCAACCGCTATATAATTTGGTAAAGCATGTTGAGAAGCCGATTTAGGTCTAACCATATTATGAGCTAATTCCCATTTTAATAGAATATTAGTACCCATTACCATTACACCATCGTACCAAACATCAATAGTTTTTTCAAACTTTTCAAAGTTACCCTCTTCCATAACTTCAGTTGGAGGATTAAATTGGTCATCTTTTTCTATTACCTTATTGCCTCCTGTTGCCATAATTTTTTTCTTATAAACCATCTTCTGAGTGGTCTTATAATTAAAATACATTAAGGTCACAGTATCTCTATAAAAAACATCGTTCTCATAAAATTGTGCAACATTATAGTAGTCATACCAAGACTGACTGTATTTTGAAATTTCTTCTAAGTCTGACGTAGTAAGTGTGGGGTCGATTTTTATAAGCTCTGTAATCGGTAGGGTTTTCACTTCTCCCCAATAAAAGCAATCTTTAAAGTGTGGGTCTTCCGTATAGCTATAAACTATATTTGCAGGGTCCACATATGAAATTTTTACACCTGAACCTTTTAAAAACTCGTGTTTAGCAACACCTATTCCTAAAACAGTTAAATCGTAATCAAATCTTTTTCGTAAATCAACATAATGGTTTTCATCAAAAATAGTATTGATAGCTTCTTCTTCTGCTATCTCAATAGATGGTTTGTAATTTAATTGCATATACAAAGAAAGCTCTTCGTCTGACTCAGGTAGTTCACCTTTATCTACAACAAAAGGGTCATAGTTGCCCTTTTTTTCTATAATTTCTAATACCGGTTTTGCAGCCATTTGCCCTTCTATCATATCTTGATATTTAGAACGCTTGGCTTGAGACATAGCATCCTGTGCATATGCCTTAACTCTAAAAAGTCTATCTGACATACCGTTTACTACAATATCTACAAACTTAGGAATAATAGGAACCGGAGTCCAATCTAAATTAAGATAAGATAAATCTCCATCAATGGCTAATTCATTCTTGTATTTTTTAATTGATTGTTCTCCCCTTGCATATAATTTCAACCTATGGAACTCTCTCCATTGGTCATAAAATCTGCATCCGTTTCCATCTTTACGGAACCACTCATATTGAATAGCCTGTCCAATCATCAATCCATACTCATCAGTTGCTTTTTCTGCATCTGAAACAAATTGACTTGGAAACCCCGCAGATGAAATATTTATTTTTACGTCTTTCATCTAATTATTTGACTTATATTGCCGGTATTAGTATACCTTGCAAAGTTAATCTTTATTTTTGACTCTTTTTGTTCAGGTTGATATAGATGTTTTTGACAAGCCATTGCTGCTAATCCGGAACTAATTGATGCATCATACTTAGTTCTATTACTTATATCAAATCTCGCCCAATCTTCTAAGGTACGATTAAAGCTAATATTCCCCATATCTCCATTTTCTTGTAGTCCCACATATTTTTCAATATAAGACTCAATAGCGGCAGCGTGTGCTTGTTTAACATCTTCGCTTGAGTTTGGTATCCCTCCTAATTCTTTTTCTGTCTTAGATAGTTTTATAAATTTTTTATCAGGACGATTCATACATAAACCTCTATATCCTCTATTTTTAAAATGATATAATAATCTTGGTTTGTTATTTTCAATTAATATTGGCATACCATAAAACACACATGCCATTAAAACATCTTCAAAAAATATTTCAGCAGTTTGAGGTCTTGCAATATATTCTAAGAAAAATTCATTACTTGGTGCTTCCTCCATACTAAACTTAGTAAGACCGTGTAAAGAACCGTTTGAACCTACTCCTCCAACAGTTCCGCTTATGTCATAAGAGTCACAACCGAATGCACCAATATGTTCGTTTCCGGGATATTTAATTCCATTTTTACTTAAAATGTTATTTTGCAAATTTTTATTTGGAACCCAAGTTATAAAAAACCTACCTCTATTGTCAGGTGAGAATATTACTTTACCATCTTTAATTCCATCCACCCAAGAAAATGTACCTCTACTTACGTGGTGGTCGGTTATCATTGCATCATTGTAATCTATTTGTTGATAGATTTTAGTTAAATTAAATAAAGACTGTTTACTCTCATCTCTAAATGCATGAGATTCAGTTCTTGGAAATTGTCTGTAATATTCGTTCAATGCATCAGGGTCTTTTTTTAAAGAATCTACTTCATTCTCCCAATAATTAATCGCACCTACTTTGATTAATTCATTATCTATTCCTAATACAGGTTTTTTTGTTTCAAAAACCGGATATCCATAGCGGTCAATAAATCCTTCCATATTCCATTCCATTGGGATGAAAAGTGAATACATACCACTTTTAGTTTGACCATTAGCGTTTCTTGTTCTTACATCTGAATCATAGAATAATTGTTTAAAATTATTACCACCTTTATTTAAAGCATTAGAAGTAGAACCCATCATACACTTTCCAATTATCTTACTACCTAATCTTAAACACGTTTTAGTAACTCTCCAATTATTTAAAATATTATTAGGCTTTAACCACTTGCCACTTTCATCGTGCACTAACAATAAAAGTTTTTCCCCATCATAAGAGTTGTCATCAGTATTTTTCCAATCTATAGTTGTGTCCAACCCTTCTATTTCATCGTCATCAAGATTGTACATATTTTTTTTGTAATCTTAGACGCAGGAACTCTGTATGCTAATTCAGTTTTAGGCTTATCCATTCCATCCATAATAGGTCTAAAGAAAAATGGCAACCTACTATTTATAGGGACAACTTTGTCGGTAAACATTTTTTTAGCATCAGACCCTGTTTTAGACAATATACCCACACGTGAATCTTTGACAAGAGTAGCAGTATTAACACACTCAGAAGAAGACATAAAAGAAAAACCTGAACGTCTTATTTTTAAATATATCATTCCAAAACTTCGATAGTCTGCTTTACAAGCCTCCCAAAAAAGATATAGTATTCTATTAGCTTCTCTATAGTCCGGATATCCTACGTCAATTTGTGTCCATTGCAAATACATATAGTGAGCACCTGTAATGTATGTGGGTTTTCCATTATTTTTAAACCAATATCCATACTCTCTATAATCAAATTCTTTTTCAATGTAATCTACCCATGAGTTTTTAAAAGCCTTGGGCATTTCATTCCATTGAAATATAGAGTTTATTTTAGACAAACTTTTAGGTATTGATTTTCTTTCCCAATATTGTTTGTCTTTATTGTCGTGTCTTTGAAGACACGTGTTTGGGGGTTTGGGTAAAGCTATGATTAATCCATTTATAGAGATGATATCTTGAATCTGACCTGATTTTGAAATGACTATAACATCATATTTTTCGTTATAACCATATAACCAAGATTTATTTCTGTTTTTAGTTGAAATAACATTCTTAGGTATATAATCTTTAAGTGATTTATACAATTCGTTATTTAGAGTTTCTTTCTGCAAAGCCTTGTTTTGTATCTGTATTTGAACTTCCTAATGCTTCTAAATTTTCTTTTTCTTCTTCAATTTTTTTTATTATTTCAAACGCATCAAATATGCATAATTTCTTAGAAGCAGCAGCGTTTTTTAATCTGTCTGCCGCAAGGTCGTCCTCAGGGTCAGGTTTAATTATTTTTTCTTTAGCAACCTTAATCAGTTGCTCGACCGCTTGATAACCTGCTTCTATTATTTTTGTTTTTAACTCATTTGATTTCATAAAACTAAAGTTATACAATGGTCATACATTCTCCAAAGTTTTTCTCCATCAACTTCAAATTCATATTCTTGATTAGG